TGGCTTCCAAGAAACCCATCCCCGTCATCCCAGGTCGCCAAGGCGACGTCATCTTGATCGAGATCGACGCACTCCCCATCGGTCTTGTGCCAGTCCCGGCAGACGCACGCGGTATCGTCATCGCCGAAGGCGAAACGAGCGCTCACTTTCATCGCGTCTCCGCAAAGAAGAAGGGCGACGTCGTCCTCCATCAATTCAAAGACGCGCGCCACACCGACCGGGTGCTCGAAGTGAAGTCGAAGGGCACGGTCTCCGTCATCGGCGGCGGATCGAAAGAAGCGCCTCGCCACGCGGCTTTCACCATCGCGCCGGGTTTCTACCGCGCGCGAATTCAGAAGAAGAACGACGCCGGACGGGTGCGAGCCGTCGTCGACTGACCGCGCGCCCGATCGCATCAATCACCCAAACGAAAGAAGAAGAGCAACAACATGACCGCAAAGAAGTCACAGAAAAAGTCGCCAACGACCGCCCCCGCCGCCACCAAGGTCAAGCGCATCGATGCGCTCACCGACGAGCAGAGGGCGCAGTTCAAGCCGTGGGCCGACAAATGGACAGCCAACGCGATGTCCACCAAGCCCATGGATGACGAGGAGCGCGACATCTGCCGCACTGCCGTCAACGGCCTGTACGACGCAGCCAAGTTGCCACGGCCGAAGGCGATCGTCTTCGTCTCCTCGCCATTCGTGGCGCGGTTCGCGGCTGGTTTCGCCGCAGCGATCTTGGAGGCGAGGAAGCGCGGGTGGAGGGACGCCGCCACGCGCGACGCCACGGACGCCGCCACGCGCGCCGCCACGCGCGCCGCCACGCGCGCCGCCACGTACGCCGCCACGAGCGCCGCCACGTACGCCGCCACGAGCGACGCCACGTACGCCGCCACGGACGCCGCCACGCGCGACGCCACGCGCGACGCCACGAGCGACGCCACGTACGCCGCCACGGACGAAAAAAATCCGAAGAACATCAAATGGCATTCTGATATCGGCCGCGTCATGGCTCAGTTGGCGAAGGATCTCGGCGGCGAACACTCGGATCTTCTTTTGCGTTGCGCCGCCAACACGTACATGATGTGGTCCGGCGGCAACCAGTGGTCCGACTGGTCGTCTTGCATCTCCTTCTTCCGCCACGTCTGCAACCTGGACATCGATTACTCGAAGTGGGAGCATTTCGAGCGACTATCGCTACATTCCGGCCCACGATATATGCACGCCGAGTTCTGCATCATCAGCGATCGGCCAGAGTTGCTGACGGTGGACGAGCAGAATCGCCCGCATGCCGACAATGGCCCGTTCTGCCGGTGGCGCGACGGTTCTTCGCTCTACTCGTTCCACGGCATGCGCCTGCCTGCGTGGGTCATGGACCAGCCAGAGTTGATCGACCTCAAGTCGATTCAGGCTGAGTCGAATGAAGAGATTCGTCGTGTGATGATCGAACGCTACGGCGTTGGCCGCTACGTGAATGACGCGCAGTTCAATTTGCTCGACGACGCGCTAGACCCGCTCGGACAACCGCGCCGACTCTACGGCAAAGGCGAAGATCGCGTCGTCGAAGTCACCAACAGCACCGTCGACGCCGACGGTACGCGCCGCGTCTACTTCGTGCCGTGCCTGCCGCAGCTCCGCCCCATGGATGTTGGTGGCGTTACTGGCGAGGTTGGCGAGCCGCAGGCAGACACCGCTCTAAACGCAGTTGCGTCGACTTTCGGCTTCCGTGGCGAAGAGTACGCGCCACAAGTCGAGACGTGAGCGCGCAACCATTCTTCGCCGTCGAATTCCGCCTCTCCACGCGCGCCGTCGGGCAGTGGCAGCGCGTCTGGTTCCACGGCGTCGGCGAGACGTTCCTGACGGCGGCGCTTGCGCAGTCGCAGATTGATGGACACTATGCGCCACAGGATCGGAAGTTCGCCCGCGTCGTGCCTGTTGAGCCGAGGAAGAGATGACACAACCGAACATCTGGCCGCCTGTCGAAGCGATGGTTGTGCTTAGGAAATCCGATCGCGAAGAATTATTGGTCATCGAGCGTCCGCGCCATAGTAACGGCCAAATGTTCGTCGTTCAACGCGGAGGAACGTGGAACTACGAATGGAGCCGCGTATCGCTCGACGAATTGATGCCCGACGATCGTAAGGAACGCATCGATCGCGGCGCTGCCCTGTTCGCTATCTGCGACGGCCTGACGCTGGAGCAAGTCGCTGCGGCGATCGATGAATACAGGAGGCCGACGCCGTGACGCTCATCAGTAAAGATTCGTGGCGCCTCGCCGAACTTGAGGCGATGAGCAACCGAGATGAGCCGGTGCCGGCTGCCGTACTACGTGAAGTGCTCGAAGTGTACATTGCGTTGCTGAATAGGCCGGACAGTTGCGGGACGTGCCACGGAACTGGCAGGATGTATTCGCCTGACGTCTCATCGTGCGCGCTCGTCGCATGCTCAGATTGCCACCAGGGGAACGGGCGATGACCACCCGCCTGCGCCGCCGCGCGAAGGTGTATGAGCGCCTCCGCAACAATAGGAGAAGCCCGTTCCTGAAGACGTATGACGAACTGGTCGCTGGGGAGCGTCTTCCGTACTTCAGCCCAAGACCAGAGGATTACGAGCGCGCCGCCGCTGAAGAAGACGCCAGATTTGCGAAGGACGGGTACGGCATCGAGGCGCTCGCACCGGAGAACGAGTTTACACGCTTCATCATGCCGCGTACGGAATCAAAGTCATGACCCCTCTCCGCCGCCTGCGTAACCTCTACTCGCTGTGCCGCCTAGTGTACGGCCCGACGTTTCAGTTGACGTACAGCGTCAAAGGCGACGGCATCGGCGTTTTGGATTGGGAATCGAATGACTATCCAGACTGGCCGTCATCGCGCGGGTCGAAAGAACTTGTCGACTCTGCGAACATGCGGACTGTCGGCCCGCTCGTGCAGGTCTGCCTAAGCGCTCTTCAGCATGCCGAGACGCTCGACTGGTCCGCTCGTTGCACGGAGGTCGAAGCCGGCGTGGAGGCGTTACGATGCGAGGACTGACCGCCGATGAGCGCACGCTTCTGAGGGCCGCATGCTCTGACGGCGTTCGCCCATTGACCGCCGGCCAACACCACGTTGCCGAAGCACTCACGCGTGACGGTCGGCTCGCGAAACAGCAGCACTACATTTCAGATCGCTTGTTCGTGACGGCGTGGCTGCCGACAGCGCTAAGCGAACTAGCCCTCCGCGCCGACGCGGCGACTCTCCCGGCATCGAAGGCAGCGCTGTGACCGCCTGCGTCTTCGTCGTTGCGTTGCAGGGGTCTGAGTTGCAGTTGCACGCGATGAACGAGCCGGCGCGTCGTCTGCTTGGCGAGCATGGAGACGAGTTTCAGGTGGAGTTGTGGGACTTGCGCAACACGTTCCACGACCATGTCATATCGAACGATGACGGGTTGAGCTTCAGGGAGCGTGAGCCGCTGCCATACGGCGTCTTGCCGCTGTCATTGGTGCGCCGGATGATCGAGGACGCGCTGTCTGAACGGTTCCCAGACCGTGAGATTTTGTGCCTGAACCGCCGGTCTTGCTGCCGGACCTGACGCTGCCGGTCGACGATCCGCTGCCGCGCTAGACTTCACCCGCACCACCCGACGCGAATCGAGGTGCGGGCAAGACGGGGACGCCTCCGATGTTCGGTGGCATCGTCGTTTTTGTGCCTGGATACCGCTTGCGTAGAGTGTGGCCGGATGCCTCATCTGTAGAACCGCCTCGGGGCGTAGTTGCGGAGCGTGGTCGAATCGCACTTGACGGACGCCCACCGTGGCAGCATGGTGGGCAGCCATGGATGAACCGAAACGTATCCCCGCCGCGAAGTTGAGAGCCATCGCCGTCGCAGCAGACTGTGACGAGCGCACGATCTTCCGCGTTTTTCACGACCCGTCTTCTGGAGAGAAGAACGCGGCGCGGGCGCGGGCGCTCAAGGCGCTCATCGAAGCGGGAGTCTTGGTTGCTGAGGTGGCGTAGTGCCTCCGCGTAGGACGGGGCGCACGGCCAAGGTCGCGGCGCTCGATACGTTCGTCGTCGAGTTCGCCCACGACGATGGGCGTGGACTCGTCGAGTCTGTGACCGCGCCGTCTGCGGGAGATGCGGCAGCGATTGCGCTTCGCCGATGGGCAAAGAGCGGCGATGCGCCCACCGGCGCGATGGTGGACGTAATGTCAAGCCGTGGACGTATCGAGCGCTGGTACGCGCCGAACGCCTATCGCGTCGAATTTTACTCGTGCTGGCGTGCGGGAGGTGTGTGATGTCTGCGCTGTATTCGCGCGTAGATCGCGGCGTATGGAACAGTCTCGACTTTCGTGAACTTTCGCGCGAGGCGCGTGAGTTGTGGCTCTATCTGTTGACGTGTCCGTCTCAGAACGCGTTTCCTGGCCTATTCGCCGTTTCGCTCGGCACCATCGCAGAGGACATAGATCGAACACGTGATGAAGTATGTGCGGCGCTCGCCGAGATCGAGTCGCGCGGGATGGCGAAGTACGACTCAAAGGCTCGGGTAATGTGGCTACCGAAAGCCGTGCTTCGTCGCGACGACGAGGCGAAGAGCCCGAACAACGTCAAAGGATGGGGCAACGCTATCAAGTCGATCCCGTCGTGTGAACTGCGCTCGGAGGCGTTCGCGACCGTCCGCGCGTTCCTCGAACAGCTCGGAAACAGCCAGTCAACGGAAGCCCTCGGAGACCCCTTGGGCTACCCCTCCAGGAGGGCTCCAGGAGGGGTTGGTGGAGGGGTTGGTGGAGGGGTCGTCGAAGGGTCGGTGGAGGGGTCGGCGTCGGCTCAGGAAACAACCACAAAACAGCAAATTCATACCCCTCCAGGAGGGCTCCAGGAGGGGTTGGTGGAGGGGTTGGTGGAGGGGTCGTCGAAGGGTCGGGAACTAGGAAAGGATAAGGAAAGGAAAGGAGAGCAACAACAACAGCAACGCGCAGGGGCGGTGGTCGATGACTTGGTGACGGCCCTCGCGAAGAGTGACGAGATGCGTCATCACCCGAACGTCGACCTAGCCGGGCTTGCGGCGATGATCCGAAAGCAGAAGCAGCCTCCCGTTCCCGAAATGGACGCCCACTGGATTGCAGCCCTCCCGATAGTATTCGACGCACTCGAACGCGCTCGTGTGAACGGCACGCTGAGCAGCGTTGCCGGGCTCGTTGGGTCGACGCTGCGATCGATCAATTCGCCAGCGATGATTCGTCAGGCACTTGCCGATCGCGACAAGCCACGCGAGTCCCGCAAGGCCAACGGTCGATCCGTAGAAATTATCAATGGGCGAGAATTGCCTGACATCAACGATCCGACCGTTCCGTACTGGCGTCCGTTCCCGAAAATGGAGACCGAGGAATGAGCGACGACGCACGACGCATCAACGCCGCGCTCGCAGATATCGGCGTCGCGAAGTTCCTGTCAGCGCTGGGCATCAAAGGTCGAGGCAATGGCACGCGTGCCCGATTCGCGTGCGCAATACACGGCGGCGACGGCCTAAGCGCCTCGATGACGATTCGCGACGGCGCTCTGGTCTGGCATTGTTTCAGCGGGTGTAGTTCAGGCGGAGACGCGCTGTCGCTGATCGCCTCGATGCGCGGCTACGACCTTCGCGAAAACTTTCGCGACGTGCTCGCCGAGGCCGCGTCGATCGCTGGCGTGGGTCTTGGCGAATCGTCGTTCACGCCGCGCCAACGCATCGCTCCGCCGCCAGAAGACCCGGCCGTCATCGCAGCGCGCATCGAGGCAGCGCAGGGCGTGAAGCGCATTCTCGCGGCGTTGCTCGAACTCGCGCCGCTGGAGGGCGAAGGGCTCCGGTACCTGACCGAAGACCGAGGGCTGACCAGGGCGACGTGCGAAAAGGCGCGCGTAGGCTACCTGGGAGACGCTCAGATGGCTCTTCGCGTCCTTCTTGCGTCCTTCCCGTATGAGGCACTGGAAGCCGCTGGAATCGTCTACGGAGGGCGCTGGCTGGCCCACGAGCGTCATCCACTGCTTTTCCCGATACTTCACGGAGGTGTGCCGGTCTACCTGCAAGGTCGCGCGCTCGGACCTGTCGCGAAGAAGCAAGATCGGTGGCGCTCGTGCCGTGGAAGCGTGCCGTCGCTTTACAATCCAGACGCGCTTGAGCGTACGGATGTGCCCGCTTTGTTGCTAGAAGGGCCAATAGATACCTTGTCTGCAATGCAATGGGTCCCAGACGTTGCGCCCGTTGGAGTATTCGGCGCTGGTGGCTTCAAGGCAGAGTGGGCTGCGCCGTTGCGGGGTAGAGACGTTTGGGTCGCTCTCGATCCAGATGAGGCTGGCGAAAAAGGAGCCGTGGAGACGATGCGTGAATTGGTGAAGGCCGGCGCGTGGCCTCGACGTCTTGCGATGCCGCCCGGAATGGACATGAACGATTGGATGCTCGCGGAGGCCGCGTGACTCACCCGATCGCGCTCGCGGCCATTCACGCGGAGCCGGTGTCAGCGCTTGACCGCGCGCAGCTCGTGGCTGCGTCCGACGACGCGGCGGAGCGCGCGGTGCTCTCGGCCGTCATCTTTCACGGCGCGCTCGACGAGGCGTTGACCGTCGTTGAGATGCGGATGTTCTATTCGCTCGCACACAAATCGATTTTTCGTATCGCGTGCGACTTGACCAAGGGCGGCCAGCCTCTCGACGAGCAGACGATCGGGTCTGTCTTGCAACGCGAAGGCACGATCGAAAAGTTCGGCGGCTTCGAATATCTTACGGGGCTGCGCACCGCGACGCCGGACGCGACGCATGTCCGCGCTCACGCGAAGACAGTCGCGATGCTTTACCAGCAACGCCGCGTGGTCGAGACGGCGATGTCGATCGTCACCGATGGGCTCGCAAGCAAGTCGGACCCATCCTCGTACGTCGACCGAGCGCTAAAAAAGATCACGGAGTCTGTCGAGCGCCAACGCGGCACGCACCTTGTCCAAATGTACGACACGGTTCGTGCGAGGTCCGAGGCGTGGCGCAAGATGCGCGAGACCGGCTATGTCGGTGGGCTCAGGACGGGCATTGGTGCGTTCGATCAACATACGGACGGCCTGCCGCGACCCGGCGTGACGATGCTCGGAGCGGAGACGGGAGCAGGCAAGTCGATTTTGGGATGGAATATCGGAAACAATGTCGCCGACACGCCAGACATACGCGGCCGAGCGCAGGGCGTTGTTTACGTCAGCGGCGAGATGGATGACGAGGAACTTCACGACCGGGCAGTCTGCGCACGCGCTGGCGTATCACTCCGCAAGTTGAGGCGCGTGATGATGGGGGCATCGGCGCATCCGAACGAGCAGCCGATCAGCGCTGACGATGCACGCACCATCGAAGACAACGTGCTTGCCGCGATGCAATGGCTAGAAACGCGTCCGATCTTCACGTTCGCGCGGGTCGCAGACATTCACGATATTCGCGGCGCCGTGCGCGACGCAAACCGCACACTTATCGACAACGCCGCAGATCCGCGCGATCCGCCGGAGGTGGCACTCGTCGTCGTAGACTTCATGCAGATGATGCAAGTTTCCGAAGCCGACAGATTCGATCTGGCGCTCACGCAACTTGGCTACGCGCTCCGCGATCTTGCTGCCGAGAAAAAACTAGCGGTGCTCGCACTCGCTCAGAAAAACGATCGGTCGGAAAAGCGCGACGGCGGCGCGTTCAGCAACCGAGACTTCAAGCATTCGAGCGGCCTCGCCGAACCGGCCGCGCTCGCCGGGTTCTTGGACCGCCCCGTGCTTGGAATGGGCAAGCGATCCGAAGACGACCGGATGAAGTGGCGGAACTATTCCGAACTGCACTTCACGAAGGGGCGTCAAGTGGGGCTAGGGCGCGTCCAACTCTACTTCGACGGCCCTAGATTCCACATTCGCGATCCGAAAGCGGGCGAGTTTGCCGGCCTGTGGGATGATCCGCCAACTGGCGGGAAGGCGAGACGTTGACCATGACCCAGCCCGAACGCATCGACACGATCCTGGCCCGCGTGATGGCGGAGCACCGGAAGCGGCTGGCGGCGCTTCCCCCTCCGCCATCGCCCGCTGCGCCGAGTGCAAACGTCTCCGACGCCTCTTGACATCGCAAGGATGATGGTGACGTTCACGCCATGACCGACCCCACCAAGATCGATGGCCTGCTGAAGATGTACGAAGGCGCGCTGAAGGCCCAGGCCGTCACGAAACTCGCGGAGACCATTCTGCTCGCCGACAAGGGCGCAGGCTCGCACATCGAGAAGGTTAGGAGCGCCTTCGATACCGCCATCGCCTTCTACGCCGAACGTGACGCGCGCTTTCCGGCGCCGACGCTTGACGACGTGCGACGCGAGGTAAAGTGATGGTCGAGCCCCTCCCTGCCACCGAAGCGGTCGCCAACGCTGACGAGGTGAAGCGCATCGGGCAAGCCGTGTGCGACTTTCTCGAACGAGAATTTCCGCATGCGCCCGACACACAGCAGGGCACGCGCAACTGCGCCGTCGCTCTGGTGCGGATGGCCGCATTCATGTCGGTCTGCACCGGCATCGACTTGGTCAAGTTGGCGGAGTCGGAACAGCGGCTCGTTCGCGAAACAACGACGGTGAACGATAAGAACGAATTGGTCGCCAAGCATCGGGCGCCGCCGGATGGGATGGCGTCGTGATGCCAGAACCGAAATACGAATGCCCCGACCACCCGCCGGAAGCGCAGTGCTACCAGGAGGGGACGCTCTGCGACAACTGGCGCCGCGTTGATGCGGTCGAGGTTCCGATTCCAGTCAGCCTTGGACTGCGGCTATCGCTGTACCGAGAAATCGACAAGCGTGTCGCCAAATACGTCAAGCAGGGGTATGGTCGCGCCGACGCATGGAACGTGGCGATCGGCGAAGTGCTTGTGATGGGAGAGGGATGATGACCGAAAAGTGCTGCGACCGCGACTTAGACTCGGACGGGAACTGCGATAGGCACCCGTCGATTCGTGGAGACGGATCGGACATCGCAAAATACGACCAGAAGGACATCGACGCACTCGAAGCGTATCGGGCGATTCCGTTCTGAGGCTTGACGCCGCTGGAATCGTTCTTACTTTCCAGCACCGTTCGCACAACTAGAGGAGATCGCATGGACCTGTCAACGCAGATGAAGTCGACCGTTTCGAAGAAACTCCGCGTTCGGATCGCGACGCTGAAGAAGCAGAAGGCGGCGGCGGACAAGTTGTTCGCTGCCGAGTACAAGCGCTGGCAACTGGATATGGCGGCATGGTTGAAGACGGAGGGCGCCAAGCGGATCATGCTCATGTCGCCGCATGGTCCGAAGACGTACGGATCGCCGGTGCACGACAGTCTGTTCTGGTCGGACGCGCCAAAGAGGCCGTCAAAGTCTGACATCGAGAAGAAAATTCAAGAGTGCCAGCGCATGCTCCGCCAACTCGGCATCACCGGGCAGGCGACGGTGAAGATCGGGCCGAGCGAAGTCGACAAATTCTTCGGCGTGCCCGATGCTGACGACGATGAGTGACCGCCCCATCGTCTGCCTGGTGATGAACGCCAAGGTCGATCCGCCGACCATCGAGCGCGCGCTGAACAGCGTCAACGGCATCGTCGACCACTACGTCATCTCGACGACGCCCGGCGACACGTTGGAGCAGTATATCCAGCAGTACCTCCACTGCATGCGCAAGTACGGCATGACGTTCACGTTCGAGCGCGAGAACGGTGGGCAGATGAGGACGCGGTTGTTCGAGGAAGCAGCGATCTACGGCAAGCGGCATGGCGTCACGCACTTCCTGAACCTGGACGCTGACGACGAGATCGCGGTCGATCCTGGGTTCTCGTGGGACTTCGTTCACCACTTTCCGGTCTGGTCGATCCATGAGCACGCCGACGGGTTCACGTGGGACTTTCCGCGCATCTTTTCGACGGCGCACGAATGGCGATGGAAGTATCCGTTGCACGAGATCCCGGTGAGCGACACGTTCGACCAGAAGGACGTCGCGCGGGCGCCGAAACTTCGGTATGTGCGCCACCATGACGACACGCGCGGTCCTGGCTATTATCAGGTCCACGCCGACATAATCGAGCGATGGATGGCGGAGAGCGAAGAGAACGCGTCAGACCCGCGCATGACGTTCTACATGGCGCAGTCGCTCGAAGCGGCCGGGAAGAGCGACGATGCTGCGATGTGGTACGATTGCCGTGCCAAGATGACGACGGGTCTCAAAGACGAGGCGTGGCTGGCGTCCTACCGCGCTGCCAAGTTGCGAGCGATGAAGGCCAACGTCGAGCCGACGCCTGAGAAAGTGAAGCCGGTCATCGACGAGTTGGTGAGTGTTGGCAACGCGGATGGCCGCCGGTGCGAGCCGTTCGTCATCGCAGCGCAGCTCGCGCGGTTCGCGGGGCGGCACGACGTTGCGCTTGGGCTCGCCGAGCACGCGCTTCGGATGCCGTTTCCGACGGCGCTACCGCACCTGGACATGCTCGCATGGGAATACGGGCGGGACGGCGAGTATCTGAGCGCGTGCTTTCACACCGGACAATTCCCGCAAGCACTCACGACGGTTGAGCGGATGCTGGCGAGCGGCAAGGTGCCTGAGAGCGAAGTGGAGAGGCTGACAATGGCTGCGGCGGCGCTGAAAGACATGATCGCGGGGAAAGCGCCATGAGCATGCAGACGACGCTTCAGAGCGCGACCGAAGGTTTCATGCCTAGCGGAGCCACCAAGGCGCGATGAATCTCATGGCGGAGTGGACCCGAGACGGCCTGGAGTGGAAGGCCGAAATCGCGAAGTTGGCGACGTTGGCGAACGTCCACGAAGACGCAACTTGACGGACGCCTCGCCGGTGCTTACGGTTGGTTACGCCTAAAAAGCGTAGAGTTCGAGCCTCGTCTTCTTCGGCTCACGACTCCGACTCGCCTCTCGACTCCACGGGAGGCGAAGTTGTTTCAGGGGTTGACATGCCGTATGTGAGGGTTAGGTTGCGTTCATGGGACAGCAGAAGGGCCGAATCTCCACGAACGTGTACCTGAATCCAGAGGAGCTGGATCGCTTGCGAGCGCTCAGCGAACGCACGCGCGTGCCGATGTCTGCGTACATTCGCGAGGGCATCGACATCGTATTGAAGAAATACGGTGAGAAAAAGTGAAACTCGTCCAGCAAGACGAACTACTCCACTTCAACACGTGGTCGCTGCTGGCGGAACTTGGCAAGAAGGCAGTCGTCGTCACCAAGCATCCAAAGCGTCACGCTGCGGCGCTCGTTTGGCGCGGGTGGGCGAAAGAAGTGAGCGACGGGGAGTTTTCAATTACTGCGACGGGGCGTGAGGCGTTGGCGCTCGGGCGCGCGAAAGGGCTTTTTATCTCATGAAGACCATCGGACTCGGCGACATCGCTCGTGACAAAATGACTGGCCTAGAAGGCGAAGTGGTCGCGCACTCCACGTACATCCACAACTGCGACCGACTCACGATTCAGCCGAAGGGCCTGAAGGACGGTCGGCCGTACGACACGCGCTCGTTCGACATCCTCGGGATGGAGTTCGTGAAGAAGGGGACGGCGAAGGTCTACGCACCAGTCGTGCAGCCGGTCGCGGCGTTCGGCGACAGCGTGAAGGACAGACTGACGGGCGCCGCTGGCGTTCTCGTGAGCCGGACGATCTGGTCGAACGGATGCTCGCGCGTCAGCGCTCAGCCGACGAAGTTGAAGGACGGCCTGCCTGCCGACTTGATTCACCTCGACGAGCAAGACGTCATCCTCGTAAAGCGCGCCGCCGTCGAATCGAAGCCGGCGAAGACTGGTGGGCCGCGCGCGGAGCCGAGCCGTCGGTAGTCATGCGCCTCATCCCGAACTTCATCGGCGCTGGCGAGATCGCGGCCCTCTCTCGCTTCGTCGATCGCCATGACTTCGAGCCTGGTCGACAGGGGACGGGTTACGAAAAGTTGGCGCTCAAATACGACGAGTGGCCGCTGGCGCGGGAGCGATGCCTTGCCGCGCTGGGCGTATCCTACGACACGGCGCACGACTGCTACATGCTTCGATACCAGGTCGGCGCATCGATTCCGGCTCACGTCGACGATGCGCCGCTTGCGAGCGAGCATCATCGCATCAACGTCTGCGTCGTCGAGCCGGTCGGTGGCGGCGTCCTCTATGTCGACGGCAGCGCGGTCCCTCTGCGCGCCGGTGACGCCTACGTCTTCCGTCCAGACGTCGAGGGACACGAAGTTGCGATGGTCACGAGGGGCGTTCGACTCATGTTCACCGTCGGGATTCTGCGATGACGACCACGAAACCCGTTGATGTCGAGGCGAAGTTCGGCGATACGCTCAGCCCAGACGTTGACAAGCGACGCTGAGCGCTTACCTTCTCGCCATGGCCTTTCTCGTTGCCTACGCGCTCATCGGCTTCTGCGTGTCGTCGCACAACCTCTGGCTGTACGTCAAAGCGTTCGACGATAAGGAGCAGAACAAACACCTCGGCGCGCTCCTACGTGCCGGAAGGGCGAAAGACGCTGCTGAGCATGTCGCGTGGCTGGACGAAGTGAGATCCATCGAGCCGTGGCGAGAGGTGCTGAACGATGCCATTCTCGGCGTCATCTGGTTCGGGCCTCTATGGGTAAACAGGAAGGCGTACGCGAGATTGTTGGTGCTGAAGTGGCAGGAGTTTCGGCGATGACGGCTCGCCATAAGTGGTCCAAAGGCGTATGCTTGAGACACAAGGCCGGGCTCGTCATCGGCGCATGCCCAGCATCGGAAAGCGGACGCCCGTGCGAAGCGTCAAACTGCGCGAATTGTGGCCTCCTCCGCAGGAAGGAGCGCTTCGTTGCTGGCCCTGAAGTCGGCGATGAATTGCGAATCGACAAGCCGCGCTTCGAATACTTCTCCGACGTATTGGACGAGTATGTTATGCTCGATCACGTGCCGGAGTGCGTTGCGGTGCAACGTGTCGCAGCGATGAAGCCTGAATCCGAGAAGTCCGACTGGCGCAAGGCGGCAGAAGCGATGGGCCTAAAATGAGCGGCGTATTGACGGAACGTCAGATGTTTGTGCTCGACTTCGTGCGAGCGCGCGAGAGCGCCGATGGCGTGATCCCGGTAACGGCGGAGCATGAGGCTGACGTCGACGCCTTGGAGCGCATCGGGTGCCTTCGTATCGAGATTGTTGACACGCCTGAAAAGCGATGGCACCGATCGCGCCTGACCGACTTCGGCCGATTCGTTCTGAAACGCGCACGCTCTGGCAACTTCAACATTCCATTCGAGGTGACTGGTGGCTAACCCAAAGCCGCGTCGAACCGTTCCGAACAGGGAGCACTTCTTGGCCCTCTCGCGCTTCATAGCCGAGTCTGGCAGCGAGGAGAAGGCCGCTCGCCATCTTGGCGTCGGCGGTTCGGCTGTTCGTCAGGCCATCGACAGCGGTCATGTTACGCCGAAGATCGTTGCAAGGCTGAAGGGTCTTGGGCGCATAAATTGAAGGCGTTTCTAGATCGATGGTTCACGACGTTGGCGATGATCGCGGTGACGATTGGCATCGCGTTCGTTATTACAGAAGCGCGGAATTGCGATGCGGAGGAAAACCATGACGAGCCGTGAATGGGTGGCATTTTTCATCGGCATGCTCGTCGGATGCGGCTCGACGTCGTTCGCGATCGCGTGGACGTGGAGAGAGCGATGACAGCCACGACCGCAGACTTCCTGCCGCTTGCCAACGTCGCCACGCACGGTTTCATCCCGTTGTCTGCGGTCGCACTGTTTGAATATGCGCGAGAAGTGCCATTGGACGCGATGACGAGGGTCGGCCGCGCTGCGGACGGTCGTCTCACGCTCGTTTGCGAGCCTCGACGGGTTGACAAAAGCCGGCAGATGGCGACCATGAGGCCATGAAACTCCGCGCCTTCACCAACGACGTCTTCGTGGTTGCGGCATTCGACATGCAGAACGCAATCAACCATCTCTCGGTCGAGACCGGGCACCCCGACGAATACTGGCTGATGAAAGGCGCTGCGCCATGGTATGAGGCCGCGCCGACCGATAGGTTCTTCGATCGAGAGATGCGAAAGACACCGACGATCCGAGAGATGCTGTCGGAATGCGACGGGCCGTGCGTACTGAGGAGGCTTGACTAGTGACCGAAATCGACGTCCTGAAGCGCGCTCGCGAACTGCTCTACCAGTTCCCGCATCCAGAATCGCTCTACTACCGCACGCCGGCAGGCGCGATTGTCGACGGAACGTATCGCCAGAAGAAGCGCGCTGACATCGTGTCGCTCCTTCGATGCGTGACGACGGACCAGAAACTCATCGGCGAATGCGTCACGCGCCTGCACTCGGTCATCGGAAAGGCGTCGCTGCTGACGTGGACGTCGCCTGACATCGCGCGAGCGCTGGAGTCGGCGGCGACCGTGGCGGGGGCCGCATGAGTGACGCCATCGCGCCGTCGGAGCGGCAAGTCGCCGACTTTCTCGCGTGGCTCGACGCTCAACCGCGCGGCATCGGCAATATTGCGGTGACGAAAGGCAACAAGTTCGTCGTGTCGCGAGCATTCTTCGCGCCGGGCAAACTGTCGTTGCGGGCCGGCAAAGCAGAGACGGCTTACGAGCGGACTCCGGCAGCCGCTCTGCAAGAGATGGATGCCGTCAGGGCGTTCAAGTCGAAGCCGTACGAATGGCTTTCCGTGCTCTTGACCAACCGACGATGAACGGGTAGAGGCGCCGACCATGAAAGCTGCCCTGCTTGCTCTGCTCGTCGCCTTGTTCCACGTCGGCGAGATGACGCCATCGATCGAGACTCGCGCCACTGGCGCCGCTCAGGAAATTGTCACCATCGTCAACGAGCGCTTGCCCGACGCTCCCACCGAAGAGCGTTTGGGGTGGGCGAGCGTGATGTTTGTTTGGAGCCGATATGAATCGATGTGGTTCGCTGACCCAAGCGGCTATGGGGACGCGAGGCGCGCGTGCGGCACGATGCAGGTACATAATCCGCATAAGTATATCGACGGGGCGACATGCGAAAAGGTCCGCAAGGATCGCAAACTCGGTTTCCAGGTCGGCCTAGAAGTGGCGCTCTACCTCACGAAGAAATGCGGATCGCGCGGGTTGGCCATGTCGGCATACTCTAGCGACGGTTCGTGCCCGACGACCGTATTTCCGCTCGTCGCGAAACGGTGCAAGTTGGCTGGGCTGACGTCGCAGTGCGAAGTCAAGTGAAGGAGAACGAGATGACGTTGAACGAGTTGCGAGATGCCGCCTATGCCAACGCAGTCGCGAAAGGCTTTCACGAGAAGCCGCGCAGCGTGAGCGACGGCGTTTCTCTTTTGCATTCTGAGTGCTCGGAAATCCTGGAAGACGCTCGTGACGGCCACGCGCCGACGGACGTCTGGTATGAAGAGAAACGAAAGAGCGGCGACACGACCGTCATCACGCGCCACGCCAAGCAGCAGTTCATCGATGGCGTGCCGATGTGGAAACCGTGCGGCGTGGGTTCGGAGATCGTTGATGTGTTGGTGAGGGCGTTCGATTTCGCGGGCGAACACGGACTCGATCTTGACGCGCTCTACGCCGAGAAGACGACCTACAACGCCAGCCGGGAGCCGAAGCACGGAAAGAAGTTCTAGGCGCACAAAACCATGCCTATCCGGTTCCGTGACAATGACACACACACATCACTGTGCTACTGTAACTATAGGAGCTTGCCGAATGACCACCCCCGAGACCGCTGCCCTGCGTGCTCTGATACCGACATACAATCACGCCGACCCGCCATGCTGCTGTGGGCAACCCAAGAGTGACCACGATCTTGGAAAGATCGCCTTCGGAAATGACTGCCCTGGCTTTTGCGTCGAGGGTCCTCTTACCCATGTGCTGGTTCCGATCGCGTTGCTCGCCGCAGTGATCGACCTCGCCGATGCCCAACAGGCATCACCGTCGACCTCATAACGGTTACAGTGCCACTGCGGTGTAGGTGTCGGATTGTCACGCAACCGGATAGGCATTCACAAAACGGCAGAAGCCTCTCGCCCCGGCTGGGACGAGAGGTTCTTCTAATTTTGACGATGTTAGAAGGAGGTTATAATCACGCCTTCGGCATCGACGTAGTTTCTTCGCGCCGCCAGCACACGAGCCAGAAAACGATCCGCCCGCGTTGCTCCGCGGTCAGCGGAACGGGATGCTTCCGACGGCGCTCGTCGACGAGGCAGACGCGGCCAATGCGATCTTCGTTGCCTTCGATCGCCAGTTCGGTCATTGTCATGGCCGGCGCGGAGGTTCGCTGCGGATTCGCTTCGGTGGGACCAGAGCGGCTCGCGCTAGCCTGAGCGCCGCCGAGACGGTCGCCCTACGCCGTTCCGGGTCAAGCTGGTCCAGGATCGCCTCTAGTTCCAAGCGCTCCTCTTGCTCGGTCAAGGCTGACGATGCGCTCCACTGCGATTGGCGTCAGCGTCACGTCGCCCGCGCTCATAGGCCTCGTCCTGAACGTTACGCAGTTCCAGGCGCCTCACGCGTTCCACTAGGCCATCTTCACCATCGATTAGGTCGAGCGCCTTCGCGGACCGGACGACGAAGCGGACTGCCCATGTAACGAAAGCCCCGGCGAGCGTGATGACTGCGGCGGCGGTGGCGATCATCGTCGACGCATCGGTGGTCATTGTCGTCGGCGCCTTCCCATGCGCTCGGCGAGTGTATGGTCTGCCCATGCGAGAATTGCGGTGAGCGTTCCGAGTCCAATGATGAGTCCAGCGACTACTGCCTCACGCGGGCCAATCGATCGGGTTGTGCAGTCGGCGACCCATCCAATCGATGCTACAGCCGCGACTCCAGAAGCGACGACTGGCCTTGCGATGCTCACGATTGGCTCCGTTCGGTTGTAGGCGCGTCATCGACGATTGGCGCGTCGACTGCGGCAAGTCTCTGCGATGACTTCGAAGTGGGCGTTCCTGGCAGCGTCGGCATCAGGCCGCTCGGATCGGTGTCAAGCTCTTCGTCGGCACGCAGAAGCGTCGCTGGCGTCTCAGGCTGCATCGCCTGTGCGGGCGGCATCTGGTGAAGCACGCCCGTCAGGAGCCACGCCTGGAACGCCGCTTCGTCGCCAAGGAACACGTCGCCATCGACGCGCGGGCTCGACGGAACGCCCGGTATCGGACCGCCAGCGCAATCGTCGCCACACCACTGCCAAGCAACCGCGTGAGTCCACGGCGCCGGGACATGCGGGCGAGTTACTCCGGTATGCGAAACCCATAGGTCGCATTCGGTGATCGAATCGCCAGCCGGAATGCGCTGTTCCTCGATGAACGACGGGTACGAGTAGATGATGGGGCGCCGGCTCAACGCGCCTTCGATGAGTACACGAGCCGCCTTCACGTCTGCGAGCGTGACGCCATGGAGTTCCCAATCGATGCTGGGCGGCAACTCGCTGTCGAGCAGTTCGCCGACAGTGTTGAGGAAGACCTGTACCTGCTGCGCGATCGAATGGCCGGGGACCAGCGCGAAGTAGAGGATCGTTGGCAATCCGAGCGCGTGGGCGCCAGCGCGATTCGCTTTGAACTGAGAATCGACGTCGAGGCCGCATGAGGCGCGGATGGAGACGAATCTGATCGCCGGGTCGACTTCGGACCAAACGGAAATTCCGTTGTTTGAGGAAATATCGATTCCCTGGATTCCGTCGATGGGCGCTTTTTTCATGTCATCCCTGTTGCGCGTGCTGAATCGATGGCTATCACACCAGGATGGGTCATGCAATCGATCGTGTCGGAAAGCGGTTCGGGCGCCTGGTGGTCGTGGAGAGGGGGCCGCAACTCCCATGGCGAACAACCACGCTCGTCCGATGGTGGTGCGTTTGCGACTGCGGTCAACGAACGCTTGTGAGATCCAGCAACCTGTTGAGCGGGCAGACCCGTTCGTGCGGATGTCTTACGAGGGAGATGTCTAGCCGCCGCAGCCGCAAACACGGCCTATCTGGCGCGCGCGATAGCAGTCGGATGTACTCCACATGGAGTGGCATGCGGCAGCGGTGCCGAGACAAGAACCACATCAACTATAACATATATGGCGGTCGCGGAATACGAGTATGTGAAGCCTGGTCAGATTTCGAGGCGTTCGTAAAAGACGTAGGCCCAAAACCCAGCGCGCGGCATTCGCTCGATCGAATAAATACGGATGGCGACTACGAGCCTGGGAACGTCAGGTGGGCGACCGCCAAAGAGCAGTCAAGAAACATCAGGCGCCCGGTGCTGATTGAATGCAACGGCGTGTCGCTAACGGCGCCTGAATGGGAGGAGCGCTGCGGTGTACGCTCAGTGTTGATTCGCGCCAGAATAAGGTTGGGGTGGACGGCGCAGGATGCGATGACGCGACCTCTAAGGATTACGAAGAGGAGCCGCCTTTAGTCGTGGCCATCGCAATACGGAAGTCGGTGTTGATCATGCCTTCCTCTTCACAAACTGGTGGGTCCGAATCGCCTCACTCACGGCAATCTGCACCAATTCCGCCTCACACGCCAGGCTCGCGCCGTCAAGCATCGGGTCGTCCAGAAGGATCGCGACCCTCTCGCGGCGCCAGTCCGCCACAACCGCGGGCCACTGACGAGCGGTCATCAGCGCGAAGTCTCGGTCCGCTTCTGCGCATGGCATAGAAAAGCCGCGCGTTCTCACGGACTGCCTCGCACGGTCAGGCCGACCGCGAGGCCAATCCAGAAGACAGCCATGAGCACGATGATCGTGACCATGGCCAGTGGCGTTCCGACGTCATCGGGCGGAGGATCGCTGGGGTAACTCACGTGAGCGTCGCAATGAGGTTTTGAGTGGAGACAGCCGTATCGGCGTTTGCTGGCTGCGTTCCGTCGTAGATTTCGATGAAGCCGGAGTTCAGCAACGGCGCCAACTGGTTCATCATCACGTTGCGGCTGTTGATTGCGAGTGACGGGTTTAGCGCCATGTCAGCTCCTTCGGTGGGTTCGCGTCATGGACAGTTCACGCCCGCCGTGCGGGCCTGCGCCTTCGTCGTCGCATTCGTCATGGCCGCAACGTCGACGGGAAGGATCTTGGCGAGGTTGCGCCGGTCGATTACGAGCGGACATTGCGGGTCTTGCCCCTCCGCGCAGCCGAGGAGCGCGAGCGTGGAACACGCCGCTGACGCGCTGGGCGACGCAGGCCCAGCGAACGATGGCACGCCCGGCGCTGGCGTCGACGAGCATCGAGCGACGCAGCCTGCAAGCAGACCGATCGCGATGACGATGATCGAGCGCGTGAGCGGCGCGCATCGACAGCCCCACGATGAGCAGTCGGCGGCGGTCACGCTGCACCTTGGAGTGCTGCGAGCGCGGCCTTCATCGCCGCGCGATCGAAGCCATTGGGTGCCGTGTCGGCGGCGAAGAACATCGCGGAGAGGCATGCATACGCCTCGTCGCAGTAGCGCTCGACGAACGCCCACGTGACCGGGATGAGTTCGCCCCACGAAACGACGTAGAGATAGTTCGCGTTGTACGCCACGGCGCAGACGCAGTGACCACCCCACGATCCGGGCGTGTCGTTGCCGCCCGCACCACCTTCGCCCCACGTTGTCTGCGACTGCACGGAGAGCGGGAGATCGAACCCGAGAATCAGGCCGCCAGTCTCGGCGACGGCGAGCTTCATCACGTCGCGCTCGCTCGGATGAATCGACGCCCATCCCTCGATCTTAGTCACGCCGATGCCGATGTCTCGCCAGTATGCGAGGACGTCGGTGATCGCACTCCCCTGGTCTGTCTCCGGCTTGCTCGGGTCGTAGCCGGTGATCGCGGAATAGGCGGTGATGCAGTCGGCGGTCGTGACGACGCACTCGCCGCCTGCGTTCGCGGACCAGCACTCTGCGAGGTGAGCCGGTCCGACTTCAGCGCAGTCGCCGGCAGCGTTGTTGCCGAACATCGGCCACACCGCGACGGCCTTGCCGTAGTCGCATGCCTCGGGCGGTCCGGGGAGCGACACGAACGACGCTGCGCGGAGCGTGTCGAGGTGGATTTTCTTCGCGAGTTTGCCGAGTTTGCGCACGAGCGGCGGCGCGATCGCGGGCGACGGATCTGTGTCCATCACTTCGCGCTCGCCGACGCCGCCGGCGCCGCGTGAGAGGCCGCAGCAGCCTTGGCCTTCGCTTTGTCTCCAGCCATCGATTGCACCGTTGCGCCGTCGATCGCGGTACCGCCGCACTTCAGTGCGAGCTGCTCTGCGTCAGCCGCATTCAGCGTGACGAGATCGCCGATCGCTTCGGGCAGGTTGGCGTAAACGCACGCCGCGAACTTCTCGGCGTCGGCGGTGAGGACTGGCTTGATCGACGACCAGAGCGAGCAGCCGGGGAGCGCGACGAGGGCGAGCATGGTCAGGCCCGCGAGCGGACCGATGAGCCGCGCCGGCCACTTGCCCTTGAAGAGCACGAGCAAGCCGTTGAGGATCTGCGGCACATTGATTCCGAGCCCGTCGACGATCGACACGAACGCCGCGAGTCGTGGCGACGTCGCGCGCAGCTTCGCGAGCCCGTCGGGCGTGTCCATCGCAGTCCACCATTTGGCGGCGAACGCGAGGCAGCCGACGACGCAGAGTCCGATGAGTTGGTAGAGCCAGGTGGGAATCGTGGGCATGGGATCTCCTAGTAGAGCGTAAATGTCGGCCCCTGCGCGGAGCCACCGACAACCGGCGGCGAGTAGTCAAGCGGGGTATATAAGACCACCCGTGACATGCCTGATGGGGACTGTTGCGTGATCGTCGTCGGGGGCAATGCAGCCATGATCAAAGGATGCGGAAGTACACGCGACGGCGCATCTTCCGCATCTTTGGTCGGAGTGCCCTTACATGCACAAAAGACCAAAGTGAGAGCGAGAATGGATCGAGTCAGTCGATGTGAGATCGCAGTCATTTGACCCTTATTGTAACGTTAGATTGCGCAGGTACGGCACTGGCGGTGAACCGGAAAAGGCACTGTACATGAGTTGCACGATTTGCCCTGTTTGGCCGAACGGCACGTTAGGTGACAGGATCGTCGCAATTGGGGTGTAGTAGCCAGACCCAGGCCCTCCGTAGTCGAACAGAACTGTCGCCGTAGACCAGTGTGTGAGGTCGCTCGATGTCGCGTACCACCACGCCGTTGCGCCGCCGAATACCATAACCCATTTGCTCAGGCCGGCACTGTAGACGACTGTTGGACAGCAAACGCCTTGCGCGGGCAGTGTGACAAGCGAGTCTTCCGCTCCGCCGACTCCCGGCGTGGACCATGTTCCGCCGCTGAGTTTGAGCCAACTGCCTGCAACCATGCCGCTCGTGATTGGCGATCGTGCGGCAAAGATGACGTGATTCGATGTCGCGCCATCGAGGAAGTCCATCGCGAAGACGTAGTTATACCCGCCTGTTTGCACGAGGCTCGGTAGCGCCGCACCGCAGATCGTGATCGTCGGTGGACTGACGGGTACGGCGGCGGAACTAGTGATCACCGCGCCCTGTCGAATCACTGTCCCTGCGTACCCGACGCCGCTCTGCGAATAGAGTACAATGCTTGTCACTGCGTCCACGCTCGGTGCCCATTGAGAATGGTTCTCACCGTGCCCGATCCACAACAGCGAGCCTGGGTGCGCCGGGTCGGGGACACTCCCCGAGAATGCCGCATAAGCGGAATCCGGCGCCGTCGTGCCGCCTGCTGGACCAATGATGGCGATCGCGCTTCCACCGCTCTGCGAAATCGGCACGTAGCTCGTGCGATCCGCGTTGACGGTAAATCCGTACGTCGAACCGTCACCGGCGCCGCCAAAGGCGTACGTGGTGCCACCAGACGTATACTCGGAGTACTCGCCGTCGAAGAAGTTGGACAGGCCGAACGTCGACGGGAACATCGCAACGGGTGAGCCGGCGTCGACGAAGCCAGTGTGCTGGTGCGATGTCGCGACGAGAGCACGCGATACAGCATGCGCGCTCGCGCTGGTGAGTAGAGCGGCGCACGCCATCAGCAAGACGGAAAAGCGTTTCATGTTCCCGCCCATGTCGCAGCAGACTGCACGAACGTATGAATCTGTGTTGCGTCCGTGCTGTTCAACGGGCCGAAGATAAACAGACCAGTATTGCCGTTCAGTCCATGCGAGCCGAGGCCCGCCTCATTGAATAGAGTAACCCCGCTGTTACCGTTTGTTCCTGGGTTGATGAAGCCACCACCCACCCCGTCTGCGTACACGACAGAGCTGCCCCCGCTGAATCCAAATAGCATCAGGTGTGGCGCTGCGATTATATCGACCGCAGTTGCGTCGAACACCACAGAGCCAGCATACTCACCGAAAAACTTATCGGTAGAACCTGTCCACGCACCGGCCGTTTGCGTGCCCGCAGACCCGCCGAACAGCCAGTTGGCACCCGCGGCGACGCCGCTCGTAAGTTGCCCGTACCAAGCGACAGACAACGGCTGCGACATCGTGGGCGTGGCCGCTTGCAAAGCGCTCCCTGTCGTCGCAATCGCAGGTTTGCCGTTAACCCACGAGGAATTGATCGTTGGCGCCGTGAACGGGGACGTGACGGTGGCAACGAGCCCCGAGAAACAATCTGTCCATGCCCCTGTGCCGGCATTGAAACCAGAAGGCTCGTAGAAGACGTATTTCGCGTTGGTGCCGTTGAGGTAATAGGCTCCGTTTGCCAGCGGCACTGACGTGCCGCTCGTGGTGGTAACGGTTATCGAATAGAATGATCCCGCCGTGTTTGCAGGAGGTACAAACGTCACACTCGTGCCGGTCGAGCCGGTAGGTACCGCAGTGGCAGACCCCACAGTGACGAGCGATGCGCCAGTCATGCCCGTGCCGTTTAGCGTCCATGCCACGCCACCACCTGCCGCGGGCGCAAGAATCGGCAGTGCGGGCGCGGTGATCGTCGGCGCCGCAGTCGCATACGTGTATGCGCCCGCGAGAATGAGGGGGAGCCCCGTACCTGTGCCCGTGAAAACGACATCGCATGTGCCCGCAGCATGGGCCGGCGTCGTGAGCGACACACCCCAATAGGTCGCGCTCACGCCTGTAGCCACTGTGCCGCAGACAGTCGCGCCAGTCGCGCCCGCGATTTGCTCAGCGAGCACCGTCGATACAGACGTCCCACCCGAGAGCGGTCCACTCGTCGGCGTGATGGCGCTTACGAAAGCGCCGCTGTTCGGCGTGCCGACCGTCGACGCGACGGGGAGCACACGCGTTTCGATTGCAACGCCAGCAGGACGGGTGATCGTCGCAGTGAGCACGTGCCCAGTCACGACGTAGGTAGCTGTTGTCGCGGCCAGCGCACTCGCGAGAGAGCTGCTCGTCGTCGCGTTCTGCGCGAGCGTGATCGACGTGCCGTTGTCCTGCCCACTCGCCGAGATCACGATGTACCCGGTCACACCAAGGCCACCGAGTTCACGCACTTCGATTTGGTCGGAGCGCGTGATCGTCTGCGCGCTGGTGAGCGTGACCGAGATCGCAGAGAGTGTCGTCGCCGCGTCGGTCGAGATGTCCTGCGTGGTCGACGGCGGCGACATCGTGAGCGTCGCAGCGGTGTCCGGCGACGTCTGCGTCAGCGCGTTGTTGCCGAGCGCGCCGGTGAAGGTCGAGCCGCCTCCGCCGCCGCCGCCAGAAAACGAGCCGCCAACGCGGTGTTGCTCCGACGGCGGCGCGCGATGGCATGCGGCGCCAAGCGTCAGCAGCATCGATAGGATGGCGCGAATTTTGTTCGTCATGGTGTGTTTACCGAGCGGTGCATCGTTGGAGCCTATTTGGTTACGGGCTGAATCCGTCGAAGACGCCAGACGCTGTTGCGGCGTATGGGAAAATCGCGAATCCGATACTGGCGATGGTCGCGCCGCCAGTGAGCGTGAACGTCGATTGCGCAGTCGCAGGCGTTGTCCAGTTGATCTGGTCATAGCTCCACGACCACGTGTAAACGCCGCCGCCAGTGTTGACGAATTGGAAGTAAACGAACGGATATGCGGCGTTCCATCCCGCGCCGGCACTGATGGCAGATCGAGCAGTTCGGCTGGTCCACAACCCATCGTCGTAAATGCCGCCGAAGCCACCAATGGTGTGGATCGCGCCGTTGGAGTCGATGACACACGCATACGCGCCAGCCCCCGATGGGCTCATGCTCGACGTCTGAACGGCCAGTACATACGTCTTTGACGAATCGTACGCTGTCGAAGTCGGTACCGCCGTCGAAAGGACCAGCGTGCTGCCTTGGCTGATGCGCGAAAAGGTCAGTCCACCAGCGTTCGTCAGTGTAGAAGATCCGCTGCCTGCTCCGTCGACAACAGTCCACGACGCTGCTGGATCTGGCACCTCAATCGGCGCCGAGTATGGAGTGAGCATGTACCAGTCGGTGCCGTCACTCGCGTACTCACGCACACAATCGGTGGGGTAGAAGAAGCCTCCGCCGCTCGCCGCAGGGCGCGATGCGAAAGGAGCTGGCGTTGCGAACCCTCCGCCACCTCCACCTGTGATCGTCGCGTTTGCGCCAGTAACGACGACGCGAGCACCGACGACGTTTGCGGTCGTTACTGTTGACGTCAGTCGAACGCTGTAAACGCGAGACCCGGCGCCGGGCGTGAACGTGGCGGAGAACGGCGCGACCGCCGTCGACGAACTGGTACCGAGCGTCGCGACAATCGCCGCCGCTGTCAGATCGTAGAGCGTGAGCAGCGCCGTACCAGCTGCACCTGCCGCGTAGTCGGCTGCAAATGTGAACGTTGGCGTGCCACCGTAGTTGCTCGGATTGAGAGTGATGCGACTGATCTCGGTGCCAGTGAGTGCGCCCGTGAGCGCCTGGATTGAGCAGTCGAGTTCAAGTGGAGGAAGCGTGCCAGTGGCGCTCGCCCCCGTGGCGCCCGTTGCTCCAGTAGAGCCAGTAGCTCCAGTAGGGCCAGTAGATCCCGTGGCACCGGCAGCACCAGTCGCCCCAGTGGCGCCCGCAGTGCCGGTTGCGCCTGTGGCGCCAGTCGCTCCGGCAGGACCGGTGGGGCCAGCGGGTCCGGTCGGGCCTGTTGGGCCTGTTGGGCCGACGCCGCCGAACGCCTTCGCGTACTGCAACACGACACCTTGACCAACGTTCGCAACGTAGATCGAGTCGCTGTCGATCGACAACTTGTCGAACGTGCCTGGCGACGTGACCGAATCGATCGTCGTGATCGGGCCGCCACCAATGGGCATCTTGCGGATGTCGGACGCGGCAGCTCCGGTGCGCGTCGAGACCCAATAGATGTACGTCGAGTCGATCTGAATGTCGTTGATCGTGTCCGTCGACGAGTAGACCGACGCCGACGATGCCGTGCCGATCGTGGCCTGGTAAATGTGGCACGGCGAGTTGTTTGCCGCGGCAACAGCAATCGTGCCATTCGTCGCGACCGCGCCCATGTTCGCAACGCTCGCGAGGTAGATCGTGCGCGAGCCGCCTGCGGTCGTGGCGCTTGCCCACGACTCGGCGATCGCGGCGCTAGCTGCACCGACAGCCGTCCATGTGACGACCCCGCCAGCGACCGCGATGCCGACGCCATTGCACGCGCCCGTCACTGCGTTGAGCGCGATCGTTGTCCATGATCCGCCACCGACGGGGATCTTTGCGACGACGATCCCGGTCGAGGTTGTGACCGTCGTAAAAGTCGCATAGACATTGGTATTGTCGGTCGCGATCTGCGCGAGGCCAGTGATGCCTGACGACGGAGCAGAGCCCAGCGATGACCACGATCCCGAACCGCTCTCTAGGTGCCTGTAGACAGTCTCCGTCGCGCTATTCAGATAGGCGTTGGTGCCGTCGACGAGGACGTCAATGCCGTAGCCGGATGGGATGCCGGATGTCGAAAACGAGGACGGCGAGCCGCCGCCTTTTGCGATAAACGCGAGCAGCGACCCGGATTCGGCATACGCGACTTTGCCAGCGCCGTCAGGCGTCGGACGACCGATGACCGCGCCCGTCGCGAGCACGAGTCCGGGCGATGAACCGCCACCTCCGCCGCTTGGCCCCGTCGGTCCTGTCGGCCCAGTGGTGCCGGCTCCAGTGGCTCCAGTGGCCCCCGTGGCTCCAGTCGGCCCCGTTGGCCCTGTTGCGCCGGTCGTCCCCGCACCAGTCGCTCCGGTAGCGCCGGCTGGACCTGTCGCGCCTGTAGGGCCTGCCGGTCCCGTCGGTCCCGTTGCGCCTCCACCACCACCGCTTCCGATTGCGGCGATGGCTGTGTTGAGATCGCCAAGCCACCACTGAACGCCATCCCATTGGGACGTTTCGCCGGGGGCAAACAGACGGAGGCCGTTTGCTGAAAGTACGGTGATGGACCATACGCTTGCTTGCGTCGCATCGCCGTTCGGCGTCATCGTAATAGTGTATGTGCCGGCGACGTCCAACTGGCCAAGCGTTGTCACGTACGGGTATAGCGGCGACGTCAGCGCCAGTGCGCAAGTCGATCCAAACGGCGCGACGAGCGCGTACGCGATCGACGTGATGCCGTCCGTCGACGACGGCGAGATCGTTACCGCCGTAGTGTTGAGCGCGAATGTGCTATTGCCCTCCGTGCCGAGCGGGCGCGCGATATTCGCCGTCGGGGAGACGCCAACGAGAAGGGCTGCGCTCATTGCTGTACCAGCGAGATGAACTGAACGTAGTTGCCGGCGCTTCCGGCTGACTGATATGTAACGCCCGTCTGGAAGTAGACACGCACGCCCTTCAGAAACATCGCAACAGGCACATCATTCGACGCCGCGCTCGCGAAAGAAGGGGTTCCCTTCACGATTGCGATCGGCGGAAAGTCTGGGATCGTGCCGTTTGCGGGCGCCGCGTCAGGCGTGCTGAGGTCGTAGATCAGCAAGTAGCCCGACGCAGGGCCTGTCGAGTCCAGCGTTGCGTAAATTTGGAACAGGATCGCCGTCTTGTCCGTTGTCGCGCCAGAAAGTTGCGCGTGGTCTTCCAGCGCCGCCGACTTGTACTGATAGAGTCCGGGGAGTGACATGGCCTACCTTATCGCGGGCGGTTTGGGAAGAAGGCTTCGACGATGATCCAGTATGACGAGATGACGCCGCCAGTCGCAGAGCGCGTGAATCGCAGCGCCCCGGTCGTGGCACTGACGTAGAGCCCGAAATAGTGTCCGGTCGTTGGCGCGATCGTTGGCGTCGTCAGGTTTGCTGGGTTCTGCGCGATGTCTGGGCTCACAACGCCAGCCCAAAACTGCGACGTCGTTGGGCCGGTCGACGCGTTCGGCGTCGTTGCGACAAACGAGTTGCCGGTGGTGAGGTAGACCGTTGTGCTGAGCGACCCGCTTCCAGTGTCGTGTGCCGTATATGGCATCAACTGACGCGTATATGCCGTGTTCGCTGGGTCTTCTTCGGCGAAGTTGTCCGCGGCTGGGTATGCGCCAACGATAAACCGAACAAAGAAGTCGCCATTGCGCCAGTCGCGTGTGTCGTCCACGTCGAAATCGCCGGATGAGTGTGCGGTGTCGGCCGGGATTTTGATCGACTTCACAACATATTCTTGGTCGGAACGACCTACAGCCATGGGCGTCCCGCTAGTCGGCGAGATAAATTCAAGGCCGGATGCGTTCGAAAATGGCCCACCGCCGCTTACCATTGCGGCGATGGAATTCGCTGCCGCCGAGTAGGCTCGCGTTGACTGGGCGAGCGACTTCTGCGATGACGGAACGAGGTGTCCCATCGAAAAAACCTGGTTTCCACCACCGAGGTTATAGAACCCGACAGGCCCAGAAATCAAGCGGTGATTTGACAGACTCGCGGTGCTGACGTTCACAACATAAATCAACGGAACGACCCATGTACCAGATGACGATGCTGGAATGGAGGCGATGTTCGGTACCGCGGTGCCTGTCGAAACGTATGTAGGCGAAGTTGCCCAAAACAACGACGCGACCGTTCCCTGCGCCGGAATCGATGGATTCACATATTGAATGAGTCCGCACAGCAACTCTACGCCCCATTCCGATGATGGCGCTGTCGGGACAGCGATCGTTGTTGCCGCATCGATCGTTGCCGATAGGAGTGCGCGTGGGGTGCTTGAATTAATCGAAGAGCGGATTAGGCGCACTGGATTGACGGTGACGACGCCAGATGAGACGCTCGCCAAGAGCCCCGGCTGTTTTGCGCCAGGCGCATGTGTGACGGGGTTATATGTTGATGGCCAGATCGGGCAGTACCCCACGGCTACGTTAGTCGCGGATGCGGCTGACGGCGGTTGAAGGCAGAGCAGTTCATAAAGAGCGTCGTCGTCGGCCGACGTTGTGAGGTCGACTTCGCCGTTCGGTTGCCCAGGCGGAAGCGCCGTTCCCGTCGTACGCGTGTCCGAAAAGTTGATATTGCCGCGCATTAGAGGAGTCCTGTTCCGAGCGGAGATGCCGGAGGCACCGTGGTTCCGAGGATGAACGGCGAGTCGACTCCACCGCCAAGCACATCAATCGTCGTCCACGACGACAAGATTGGGCCGAGCAGTTCCTTGGCGAGCAAGATGTCGGTAGGCCGAACTGAAGTGATGATGGCCGTCATCGTGTGGAGCGAGCAGAGCGGCGGATCGGTCGGTAGCACGCCGATATTGAACGAGGTGCCGTTGTTCTGGCCGACGTAGGCGAGCAGCGACGTCTGCCCGGTCGTGGTCGAAAAATAGTAGTTCACGGCAACGGCGCCATAGAGGAGCGACGTCGGTCCGACATTGATGGACTGGCCGAGCGTAATCGCGATCGACGATGCTGGCGATGAAAACCACGACTGGCCGCTCGAATCAACGTACGCGACCGATACGGCATAGTTGCCAGCCGGCAGAGACCCGCCAGCCCCAAACGCAGTCAACGATGGCGCTGGCGGCGCTGGCGGATTCATCGCGACGCCGGTCGGCAGGTTCGTGATGTACAGTCCGTTTGTTGGCGTGAACACAAAATTTGAAACGAGCGCCAACGTCGTCAGAGCATTGACGGACGAAGACATGTAGACGTTTGTTGAAGCCGCACGCGGGTTGATGCCTGTCGGTAGAGCGGCCGTGACGGCTGTATTCGCGCCGCTGAGCGTGACGACCTGCGGTTGGCTCGGGAACCCCTCGTTGCCGTACTGGTCAACCATCGTCACGGCAAAGGCGTACTGGCCGGCCGCAAGAGAGCCGCCGCCGAGCAGGATCGTTTCGATCGATGCGATCGGAGTTAGACGTTGCTGCACTTGTGGAGTTGTGCCGGCAACGACGTGGGCGAACGGATCATTCAACGCGGCTCGCAGGACCGCATTCAGAACATCACGCCATGGAACGCCGGAGGCTTGCGCCTTCGCGAAGATGACCGCACGCCGCTGCGGGATCGTGGCGCCCGATGGCGGAGCGATCCCAAGGTGCTGCTCCCAAAGCGGGATCGACCAAGTTGCCAGTTGTGGGAGCGCGTTGTTCACCGCTGCCGCGTTCTGCGCCTGAGCGCGTGAGATGGCGCAAGCGATGACCTGATTCTCAATATTGAGAAGCGTCCCATCATCGTTGTTGATGAAGCCCTGCCCAGCGCCATCCTTCAATGACTGATAGATCGAATTCTCTTTCGACGGACCGCCGCCCATCGCCATGGGCATCCGGCAGAGGCCGCCCATGCGAGACATCAGTTGTTGACGATCAGCACGAACGAGGCGTCCGCGCTCAAGTGGACCGTGATGGCCGTTGGGGATGCGCCGCCGACGTTCAGGACCGTTCGTTGAACAGTCGCGGCGATGTCTGCGACACCAGGCGGCGTACATACCTGAGCGATCGCCATGACCGGGATGACGCTGTAACCGGTATTCAATGTAACGACTGGAGCGCCAGCCGTCCCAAGAATGCTGACGAGCGATGACGGGATGCCGCGGCAATTCGTGATCGTGTATGTGCCGAAGGCATATTGAACCTGAATTGTGCAGGCCCACGCCGACGCTTCGATCGCCTGGATCTCAGCTCGTGCTTGGTTCCAAGCGGCTGCGTCCATCTCCACTTGCGGATTCGTGAGCGCGCGATCGTTCGCGAGGTCAGGACCCATGTTGGTCGTGACCGACCTGATTTGCGGGAAGTTCGGCGTCGGCGCGACAGGTGTTGCCATTTGGTTAGGTGCTCGAAGGGCAGACGATCACTGTGCTCAACGTCAACAACCAAGGTGCCTGCCCTAGCACTGGCCCGGACGGGACGGTAGGGGTGAAATACGATCCGGTAAACGGAGCGATCGAGGCGTCGTTCGCGTCCGTGGCGTCGAGGATGGCGCCGGTGAGTCGCCCGGTAACATCGGTGGGCCACGAAACCGTTCCTGTCGCTGGATCGATGTCGGTTGGGCGTGGGAAGCGTCGACGGCGAACGACGTCATCGGCCGTCAGTGCAGTCATCTCGCCCGGCCCGAGCCCGGCGAAGTAGGTCGGAATTGCGCCGGTGAGAGCGAGCGATGGCGAAAGCGGGGCGCCGGCCAATGCGTACAGTTGTGAACACCACGGAGCAACCGTTGCGCCGCCAGCCGCGATCGCGGCGGCGGGCGTTGCGTACGTGGCTGACGGGGGGAAAGGAACTGCGGCTTCAGTCGGCGCACTACCGTCTGACGCGGACCACGCGCCGACCGTGATGGCCCAAGTCGACATGCCGCTAAATGTCGCAGTGGCCGTGTATAGGATCTGCGCGTAGCAGAAACCTTTGCTCTGGAAAAATACGCCGATTGTATTCCCGGCGACAGGAGCCGTGGGCGATCCGCCGACCGGAACGAGCACGTAGAATTGGCTCAGGCCGGTTGAGCCGACCACAGCGTACCACGTTAGCGGGTCCGATCCGCTGATCGTCGCCGGCCAAACGTCGAACGGGTTATTGACGCTCGCCTCATAAGAGAGGACGATCGTTGTCGGCTGCGGGTTGACGGCGTTGACCGACGTGTTCTCAAACACATCGTCTGGAATTCCTGGGATCATGACGCCAGACGATCCTTGGATGCCGGACTGAATTGCTCCCACCACGCGCGAGAGGAGCGTGGTTCCGGCTACGCGCGTTGCAGAAGATGCGCTTGTGGTCACAACGACATCCAGCGTGCCTGGGCCACGAAGCGCTGGGTACGGGAATGATTTCTCCACGCCAACGCATGAATCGCAGAGCGCCTGGATCTGTGAGATGTTCCCGGCGGCTGGACGTGAACGGCGGACTTGCAGAATTGACTGCGCCCACTGAGCCGGCGTTTGCGGGTCAGCCCCGCCGCCAAGCGAGATTACGATCGCGTTGACGTTTACGCCGGGCGGGGGGTTCGACAGCGTAAGCGTCGTCCCGTCGTCGACATCGTAGCCGGCCCCGCTCGCCGAAGCGACGACGTTGATCGTGGCGGTCAATGAGGGGAGCGTGATGCTGACGGCGCCAGCGGTCAGGTATGTGTTGCCCGTCGTCGGGTTCACAAGGATCGCCCCGCTCCCGATCGTCTGCGGATAGGATGCGGTAACAGTCGCTTGACCAGACGAGAACTCAGCGCCCCCCTGCGCGACGCCATCGATTGCGGCGTGGAGCGGCAAGTAGACGTTCGGATCGCAGGTGTCAGGGAAGATTTGTTTCGATAGATACGTCGCGTTCGAATACGCTGGCGCAAGCGTGTTGGCGATCACCGAATAGCGAATCCATGCGTCCTTGCCGGCCGTAGTGTCAACGGACGGCGCCATGACTCGCTGATCGCGCAGCATCATGTCGCGGAGTTGGTCAGTTGTGAAGACAGTGAGCGAAGGTGTAGCTGCCATTTATTCGCTCGGGATCTGAACGACGCCGGTGGGATTGAATTGGATCGCATTCAACGAAGCGACCGTGCCGTTGATGTTGGCGAACGTCGATTGAACGGCCAGGTTCGCGATCGTGCCAGCGTCCAACATCGGTTGCAGCGCGGCCTGAATGTCGTTCTGCGCATTCGTGGCGCTGGCGGCCGTTCGGATCGTGATCGTAGTCAGGAGGTTGCCAACGGTTGCGTCGACGAAGGTGCCTTGAACCGTGGCGACACGGAAGAGCGCTTCTTCAATGATCGGATCGCCGCCCAGGTAGTCTCCGCTTGAATCAAGCGCGTAGTCTCCGTCGATGATGGCTCGGCACGTCGCAACCCCGTTCGTCGGCGCATACGTCGGCGGCCACAGGACTTCGCCAATGCCGCCGCATGCTCCGAATCCGCACGGGAAGAAGCCGAGCGTGGAAATGGCGGGAGGGCTCATGGCGTGGCTCCGGTTGCGTTGGTCGCGTCAGGGCACGGCGGGGTCGCTGGTAGCGTCGGAATCGTCGGGATGACCGGGATGTTCAGCGGGAACGGCGGCTGCGGCAGAGGGGCGACAGGGACAGCGAATGGGAGCGCGCCAGCGAAGGGTACGGGCGGCGACGGTGGGAGCGCGGGGATCGCCGGCAGCGGAGGAGCGCCAAGCGCCTGAGCAAGACCCGCTGGCGTCAGCGCGGGGATGGCTGGAACCGCGAAGGGTAGCGCGCCGGAATATGGAACCGGCGGTAGCGCTGGCAGCGTTGGGATGACGGGGAGCGGTGGGGCGCCCAAGGCTTCGGCGATTCCGGCCGGCGTGAGAAGCGGGAGCGTCGGAACCGCGAAGCCGCAACTCATGGCGTTGCCTTGATCGTTGAGCTGCCAGCGGGCGTGAGTGCGAGCGGAATCGTTGGGGGAGTCGTAGGCGAACCTGCGGCGGCCGACGTATGGAAATGCAGATTGAACTGCTGCGTCAACGAGGCAACAAGCGCCGCCAGATACGACAGTGTGATCACCGGATCGGACGCGTTCGCTCCGATATTGACGGCCTGCGCGTTCAACTGGACCATCGAGCCAGTGATCGTCGCCGTGCCGCCTTCGAAGTTCGCCGAGCATCCGCCGGTCGAGGATGACCAACCGATTCCGGTCGGCGTCATGGTCAGCCACGGGGCCGCGGCACCAGCGCTCGCTGGAATCCCGGTGAGCGAAAGCGTCGGCGTCGATGCGGACGTGTCGAAGAGAAACGAGCCGCCGAACGCCGCGATCCCGACCTGCTTTTGCTTGAAGAAGGCGCGCGAACCGAACGCGTTGAAAAGCGCGGACTCGCCAGCAAGAAGGTCGGCCGCGTATTTCGCGAACCGCGTGTCGCGCATCGCAACGGAAATATTCTCGTCACCCATCTGCGCGACAAGCGCTTCAGCGGATGCTTGGATATTCCCCTGCGCGTCGGTGGTGGGGACGGCAGGGACCGCAACCAGGCACCAAGGCCCAAGAGCATCATCCATCGGCGACTCGGAAGTCCCTGGGATGCCAGGAATTGTGTCAGCCGTAGCCTGGATTTGGAGCGTCTTCGTCGTCGGTGTGAATTGAGACCCGACAACGGTTGCCCATCGCATAATCCCGGCGTCGTCAGACTTGCGCATCGCTACGCCTCATTGACGGACGCGTCGGTTGGGGGGCCAAGCACGATGGAGTTCAGCGGGATCAGGTCGAGAATCGTGTGTGTGCCGCTTTCTTTCGATCGCGTGAACGTGCGGCTGATGATATACATCGGCCCCTCAATTTCGCCAGCGGGCCACACGACGTTCGCGGTGGTGTCGATCGCGTAGACGTATCCGTTCTGTGCGTGACCGCTCACCATCACGCGAACCACGTCCGCCGTCTGCCTTCGGATGCAGAGTTCGTAGTTGGCGCGCTGATCGGCGTCCGCCTTCGTTTTGCATGAGTTGTCATGTATCGTGATCGGACGATAGAGGCCCATCGATTGAATGAACGGGTCGAACACGACGGAATGGATCGGCGACCTCGCGAAGTCGCCGCCGACGCTGTGCCCATAGACGTGGATCTCTGACGGCCTATGCTCGATATTCTGAACCCTGCCGATCGACTCGCAGTTGTTGCCGTATGCCGCATCGCCCTGCTGGCAGATGAAACTGAACAGTGGGTCTTGCGTGAAGTTCGGCTTGCCGAACACGATCTTGCCGTCGGCGGTGCCCCAGATGAGCAGGTTGTAGCGGATCGCATGCCGGTGCAGGAAATCGTAGACCGATTCACCAGCGTGCGGCTTGGCCTTCTTGACGTCGATCGTGTTCAGCGCAGTAGTGGAAATGTATCGAGGTTTCTCTGCCGGGATGCGCGTAAAGCCAACCGGGACGTCAACGCCAGCTTGTGAAGCTGGAATGTATGCTCCGCTCGTCACATCGAGTATGTAGCTTGATTCTACGTCGACTACGATTTCGCCGCTGACGGCATCGAAATGCGTAGCGCTCGCTTTCGTGCCAGCGTGGCCTGGTGTGGCCGGCGTGTCCGTCGACTGAAGCACGCCGGCCGCAAATGGCGTCACCTGATAGCCTGGAAACGCTAGCGGCGTCGGGATGTCGGCCCCAAGCATGCGAAGCCGAGCCTTCGCTTGCGCATTCTTGAGGAGGTCTGGTCCAACGATCGGGATCGCGGCGATCGGGGCCGTAACGGACGCATCACCATCGATCAGCGCTTGTGCCCGCGCTTGGGACGGGTCACGCACCGTTGTCGTTGTCGACCCGCGCCCAAGTAGGAAGTTCCGGTTTGCCGCGTTATCGATCAAGATGTCGGATTCAGCGAATCCGAATGGCGCAAGAACCTTCAGGATGACGTCACGGAATGTGACGTTGTTGAAGACGAGTCCCGGCATCACGTCAGAATCGACCAACGGGCGCATGTGGTCGTAGCCGACGATGTGATATTCTGTGCCGTGATCCTTGCTTGACTCGATGGAACTTCGGTAGATACGCCCGCGCAACTGCAACGCTTGTCCATTTTGCGTTTCTACCTGCAAATAGATCGGCATCGCCATCGTAAGACTGCGATGCGAAATCGTGTCGCGCAGGCCGCCCGCTGCGCTTGGTGCCGGCTTCCTGAACTCGAACGAATCGGACGGATCGAGAAGATCGGACTTGATTGTATATGTTTCGTAGTCGGTAAACGTGTCGTCAGGGTCTTTCGACCGCAGGACGGCAATGCAGTCGTTCGGGCCGAACTGCCAGTTGTCGCTCATGACGGCAAGTAGTAGTTGATGTCCGAACCCTGCGGAACTACGTTCCAGTCTGGGACATTGTTTAGTTTGATCAGGTCTGCCGGCGAGCACTTGGTCGCGGTGGCGATGGCGACGATGTTGGTGTCAACCTTTGTCGAATAAATGCCGATCTGGCGCGCGTTCAGTATCTGGAAGATCGCGTTCGACAGATTGTCGTGGACGATAACCAACTGCTGATAGATCGGCCATTCCGAAGTTGACTTCAATGAGCCGGGCTGCTGCAATATCGTCGAGATCGCGCCGAGCGTCAGGTTGGCTTGCTGGACCGGCAGCGATAGGTTGTCTTCGATGACTTGCAGGTTCGCCAGGATCGTATTGATCGCCCCGAACCAACTCGCGATCACGTTGCCGCCGGAGTCCGTGAACAGTTGCGGCGTTGGGATTGGCGCAAGCTTGAACATGTTGTCCAACGTCTGCGCTTGCTGAGGCAGCGAACCGACGGCGCTTGGCAGCGGGAGAACCGACAGCGCTGTTGAGTTGTCTTCCCAGAACTGAATTGTGACCATCGCGCCATCACGCGCCGTCGCGATATAACTTTCATTGACCTTGATGACGGCCTTCGGGATGGTGCCGAGCCCAGCCGGCAGAACAAGCGCTTGGCTCTTCTGCGTCTGGGCGGCATCCCTCAACTTCGCAACGTTGCCAGGCCAGAGTACGTTTTGCGACTGAACGCCGTGCGTGATCATTCCTACATAGAACGGTGCGACGATTTGTCCGGTCGTCTGCTCGCGGCCAGTGTATTCAGCGTCGGCGCCGGGTCGATACGGGTACTTGTGCCATGCGACCTGAGAACCGCTGTAAATCTGGAACGAATGAACCGGGATTGTGATCCCGGCGTACGAACAGATCGCCGCATTCGAGAACAGGTCATTCTGCTTGCCGCTGGACGCTTTTGCTGTACCGGCGCCGCCGCTGCCGTTGGACAGCCCAGACGAAGTGTCTGCCATGGCTACGATCCCAGCGGAGCCGAATAAATGTTCGCCGAATAATGGCCGTCTGGTTCAAGTTGCGCGAAGCCTTGCCAGATGAGCCCTTCGCCGACCAACTCTGGCGCAAGCGGTTGAGGATAGGCTTGCGACTGCGCGATCGACGTGACAGGAGCGATTGACGCGAACCCGTTGACGGATGGGCTTACGATGATGTTTTGACCGGCACCGAAGCCTGCCGGGTTGCCGTAAAACGTCGCGATGAAAGGGACTGTGAGCGACCCAGTATCATCGGACGTGAGCGATTCCGTTGTTGTGAATGTGTAAGATGGGAATCCGTTCCAATACAGCGCAGTGCCGATCGGCAGTGCGGTGCGATTGAGCGCGGCAACGGTTACGGTAGGAGCGATGGCGTTCGTCGACGGGCTCGTGCTTATGACATTCAACGTTTTTCCGACCGAAATCGAAGACGCGTTGTCGCTAGTGACCCACACGATCGGCACCGTATCGGTGACGGCTCCTGTCACGCCGACCACCGTGCCATCGATGATGAAGTTGGCGACAGTGTATTGTGCGCCTGTGGCCGGGTCTTCGAGCAACGCGGTAGTGACGCCGCTTGTGCCAACAAGTTGTTGCACTGTTGCTGTCGTCGATAGGCCCGACACGGGCGAAGTGAACGTCAATTTCGAACCAAGCGTCACGTTGCCGGCGACGCTGGAGGAAGCCTCGCCGACGGCGACGGTTTGAAGGCCAGCCGTCGTGAGCGACGCTGTTGCCGTCGTGAGATACGCCTTCCCGCTGAACGGGTCCTCCAACTGTGTCCCGATCGGCAGGTTGCCGCCTGGCGCGACATATATTTGGAACTGCACCGTCTTCGCGAGTCGGCCGGTGAATGTCACGGTTGGCTGCGCGCCGCCAGCGGAAGCCGCCAGTTGGAAGAAGCCGGACAACTTCGGCAGCGGCGGCACGTCCGTCGCGGCAACCTGCATCTGCGTGATGCCTTGGCGACCGTCAGGCGCCTGCGAAAGCACGCGCGCCTTCACCATGCCGTTCGCAGCAGCGCTGACGCTCAGCACTTTGATGTTCGTTGTTGGGGCGCCTGTGGCGATCGCGTTCGCGTCAGTCGGGAGCGCCGCCGCTGCTGCTGCAAGATACGTTGCCTGGATCGAGGCCACGCCGGTCGCTACCGCCGCGCTCGCATCATCGTACGTTGCGTAGAACGATCGATAGAACGGCATCTTACCTACTGAATCCAGGCTTTAGGAATGTCGCAGAACTTGCGGCATCTTTCGCTGCGGCCGTGAAGATCGCAAGGGCGTCAGATGCCTTTTTGAGCGCGACGACCTGATCGGCGATCCCTTTCTTCAAGGCCGCCTCGTCCTCGCCTTTGCCTGACGTGTCAACAAGATGAGGGCGCGCGATGCCGTCAGCGGGCGCAGAATCTCCGAGCAGCGTCTTCTGAATGTCGGAAAGAGGCTTACCTTTGCCACTGTTGATTTCGCCCATCACGCTATCGCGTAGCCACTCGTCTTTTTTCGCGCGCTGTTCTGGCGTGGACGAATCCAGAACATCCAGCATGCCGCTTTCTCGGCTGCTGCGATCGTTTGCAAGGAATCCAAGATTCGCAGTGTCACGACTGTCGGCATCGCGACCGTGTACGCCGCTATCGACATAGGAGCGGAACTCCTTGTTGTGCGTCATGGCGTAATAGAACGCGCCGATGCCGCCAACCGCAAGAGCGCCGCCAGCCAAAGTGAGCGCCCCAGCACCAGCACCACCGACCGCACCAGCCAACCCAGCACCACCAAGCGCTCCGCCCCCACCGCCGCCAAGGCCGAGCGCTGCGCCCACGGCGCTCCCTGCGCTCCCGCCAAGACCGAGGGTCGCGATGCCGCGGATTGTTCCGCCGACGATTGCTGGCAACGCCGACATGAAGCCTGAGAACGCAAGCCCAGCCGCGATGAACGCCCTCGGCGATTCGGCGAAGTCTTTCACGAGGTCCGTCAACGAATTGGCGAGTTTGTCCCAATCAACACTGTTGATGAGTTTTTCGAATGCCGCTTCCAGTTTCGGGAGATTGTCGGCCAACTTGTCGATGAGCGGGCCGGCGACATCCTCGATCGAGTTCTGGAACTTCGCGATCGCTTGGTGATATTGCTGCTTCTTGCTTTTCGCGAGTTCGGTATCTTGGGTGTTGATATCAGCGATGCCGCCTTCGGTTGTTGATATTTGGTTGCCGAAGTATTGCTGGATCGCCTGCATGCGTGCGGCGCGATCCGTCTTGGACGCGCGATCGGCGACGTCTTCAAGAGATAGCGCGACCTTGCCTCCGCGCGATGGCGAGTAGACAGTATGTAGTTCTCTGCGTTTGCTTGGATCTGTTGCTGCGGCAACTGACTCCATCATCACACTGATTGCGTTGCTGCCTTCTGTTTCGACGCCAAGGTGAGCGAAGTGCTTTGCGTTTGCGGCGCCGCCAGGACCAGACATCGCGGCCATCATTGCCGTAATGGTCTGTGGGCCGCCACCGGACGTCGTCTTCGCCATCTGCAAAATGGCTTGGTATGCTCGCGCGCCAGCAAGCGGATCGATGCCGCCACGAAGTTGGCCGGCGAAGATCAGTTCTGATCTGCGAGCCATGTCTGACACTTCAAATGCGCCGCTTTGGCCAGCGAGCGTGTATGTCGACATCAACTGGTCTAGGTCTGCGCTGGAATACTCTTTCCCGCTTGAGCGGCCGGCTTGACGTGCGGCTGCGCGCATTTTCGCGATGTCAGACATCGAGGCGCCGGAGACGCGCGAGAACTTTGCGATCGTGTCAAGATCGTTCGCCGTCTCCATGCCCTGACCCATCGTGCGGCCAGTTTTGATGGCCGCGCCAACGTCGCCCATGTCAAGGCCGTACTTGGTCGCTGTCGCGCGGGCGCTCTTGTAGACTTGCCCTTCATCGAATCGCTGCCCGAGCCGACGAGCTTCAATGGCTGCGCGCGTGATCTCCTCTTGCGCATCAAGTCGCTGGGAGATGACTGAACCGATATCCATCGCGCGATCGAGGCCGGTGCCGGCCATCATGCCGCCAGCAGCACCGCCGAGAACCCCGCGAACGACACGCTCGCCAGATCGAATGACTCCGCGAGCAAACGATGACCCGATAGGGCTGACGATCCTGGCCATGCTCATGCGACGACGGATGCCGGCAGCCTCAGCGCGATCGTTCGCGCGCTGCTGGGCCGTATCAAGATCCTTTTGCTTCTTGTCGGCAGCGCGCTGGTCGGCTTTATCCTTGCGATCGGCAATGGCGGCAGACTTGTCGGCCGCACGCTGCTCATTCTTGATCTTTTCGTCGGAAAGGCGCTTGTTCATCTCAAGCAGTTTTTCGTAGTGCGCCTTCGCCTTGTCGAACGTCTTTTGCTCTGCGTGAGCCTTCTTGTCTTCCGCCTTCACGGCATCGTCTGCCGCCTTTTTCTGCGCGTTGCTGGCCTTCTCGGCAGACTTTTCCGCTGCCCGGTCGGCGCGCTCCTTCGCCTTTGCGGCACGCTCTGCTGCGCGCTCGGCATCTTTCGCGATCTTCTCTGGGGAAGGCCCGCGTGGTGGGCGTGGAGTGAAGGAAGGCGGCGCACCAGGGGTGCCAGGCGTCGGCTGAGCGCCAGCGCGCAACGTCGCCATCATCTCGCGGATCTTCGCGGCCGTTCCCTCGATCTGCCCCCGCACCCAATCCATGTCAGTAGCGAATGATCCGCGATCGACGCGAATCTTGAACGCCGCTTCACGATCGGGCACCATTGGCTACTTGCTCGCTATTCCGAAACGGGCTCGGAGGGCGGCGTCACCGGCGCTTCCGCCGCCAGATCGCTTTTCGAGAACCCTTCGACGAGCCATGTGGGCAATGACTTGCCCATCGCTGCATCGACAAGCAGGTTTGCCAAAGTATGTTGAAAGGTCACTCGAAAACTTCTGGCGGTATAGACTAAAGGGTCGCTGTTGGCCTCCTCTGCCAACTTCTTGAGGAGGTCGTTGAACGAACCTGGGTCTTGAATGCCGTATGTGATCGGCGACATCTCGCGCTCGAAGTCGTCGTATGCGCGCCAAAGCCAACTCATGTCCTCGGCAGGGAGACTGCGCAACTTCGCGCTGCCGGCGAACGGGGCCGGATCGCCGTTCGGCAACTTCGCCCTCGGGTCGGCGTCCTTCAGCGCACGAACGAGCAGTTCCACCTGCGTTGCGCTTTCGAGCATCTCGCTGCGCGCCTCTCGCAGCGGAGACTCCTTCTCGCGACGGTCGACGTGGGCGATTGCGCTCATGCGCGCATCCTCGATCTGCTGCTGGCTGAGAAGCGACAGCATGACCTGATCGCCGCGAATGGTGAACTGGCCTGTCTTCGGGTCTTTGACGCGCCTCGGCCAAAGCACGATTTTCGTCGCGTCTGTCCCCTCGGAGAGTTGGTCTAGTGTCGCCATCGGATCAACTGAACGTGGTCGGTGTCGCGTCGATCGCGCCAGAGACGGTGATCGGCTCGTCTGCGGTCTTCGCTTCGCCGAACGAACGGGAGAGCGTCTTGGCGATGCCTGTGACGGTGAAAGTCCAAGCGCCGCAGATTGCGACGATTTGAATCGGAGTCGTGTTGGTCACAGCGTCGACAAGATCCTGGCCGAACGAAGCGAAACCGATCTTCGGCACCGACCGCGTGACGGTGATGTCGCCCATCAGCGCGCCCTTACTGAAGCCAGCCCACCCGGCATCGATCGTGAGCACGTCGCGCGCGTTGTTGTGGATAGCGACAGAGCCTTCCGTGACTTCTCGGCTGGGACTGCCGTTGATCCAGATGTCTCCGCGATCGAATTCGAGAATGATGGCCATGCTGCGCTCCGTCTGCGTGAAAATGGAAAGCGGCGCGACCGTCGGCTATTACGCCAACTGCCGCGCCGATTCCGTGTGCTGAGTTGTTAGAGCAGGGTGAGTTGCTGGATCGCCGCGCTGAACTGCACCACCCACTGAACCGGCGTGATCGGCATCGTGGCATCCACGCGGCCTGGAACGGTCGGATCGAGGTTGAATACCCAGTTCGCGTAGTCCGCGTCCACGTTCGTGATCCACGGCCGCGCCTGCTTCGCGAGACCATTCGCTATGACGTGATAGTGGACCTGGATGAACTGCGGGTAGACGGTGCCGGGCGGCAATTTGTCTGCGCCGGGAGCCGGGTTGTCAACCAGCGTCGATTTGCCGAACGACTGCGGGAAGTCGGACTGGATCAACTTCGCGAAAGCGAACGGCACCGACACTTGGATCGTGTCAAGCGTGCGCGCATCTGGGTTGCTGCTCGCGTCTTGATAGTGCGACGTGATCGAGCGGACAATGAGGTTGTCGCCAGCGCTCGTCGTCATGATCGGCGTGAGGCCGGTATTCAAGCAGGTGATGATCTGCGTGGTTGTCAAGTAGAGCGACGATGCCGACGGAGCCGCCGAAATCGCAGACAGATCGGTCGCGGCCGGGTTGAACAGCGTCTCCACCGTCGTCGGGTCGGCGCCTTCGAGAACGGAGCGTTGCGCGGCCCAGCCAGCGCCGAGCGTGAATGCGGTCGTCGGTAGGTTGCTGAAGACCACCTGAACGACCGGATCGTTGATCGCTGACATGAGCGCGACAGCAGACGAAAGGTTCGTCGCCGTATTCGATGCGGCCGATCCGTTGAAGCAAACGATGCCTTGGCCTGGCAATCCGACGGTCGCAGTGTATTGCGTGTCGAGATACGTTTTGAGCAAGCCAAGGTTCGTTGAATCCTGCGAGCACGCGAACACGATGTCGTATTCAGATGCGGCGGCCACACCAAGGATGGCGCTCAGGCTTTCAACGCCAGAGCCGCCCGTAAGGGCTGCCGTGCCGGAAAGTGCGATCGTGAGGCCGAGCGTTGTCGCGGCGACCACGGAGACTGGCACTTGGTTGCCAAGCGAGCCGTTGTGGTTGAACGTGATGGTGACGATCGGTTGCGTGCTCGACAAGCCGGCGGCTGCGGTGACGCAGAGGTTGTTGACCGACGAGTTGATCGCGTTGGCGATCGCGGTCGCAATCGACGGGTTGCCTGCGACTGCGGTGCCGGCCTGTTGGCCTGACGCGATGCCGACAGTAACAGGAACGCCACCGATCGTGACGGTGACATTGCCGCTTGCGGTTGCAGGCGTTGATGCGACCGTTCCGACGTTGATGATGCAGGTGGCCTTGGCGCCGCTCAGAATCGGCTCAGCCGGGAAGCCGAGATAGAGATCGACGGCCGGCGCCATCGTATAGGCCGCTTGGGCCATCAGGTACGCCATCGAGTCGAGGCCGGCGAACGTCTGCGCGTCGGACAGGCCATTGACGCAGTGATAGATCGTTGTATCGGCGATGCCGCTGCCCGTGCTCATCTTGAAGCCGAGCAGGAGACATTTGAGCGGTCCGCCGCCAGCGCCATTCTGGCTCGCGCCGAATGCGATGGAGAGGAAGACTGCCGGGATACGATTGTTGGCGGCGACGCCGGTTGCTCCGCTGCTTGCCATGATCAGCCTTCCGAGGTGGAATCAGCCACCGGAATCGAGGGGTCGGCTTCGGGAGCCGGTGGGACGACAGGGATCGGAGCGGGAGCCGGAGCCCCAGACATTGCAGCGATCGCTGCTTCGGCCTTCGTGCGGTCGGCGTCAGCAGCGGCAAGACGAGCCTTGTCGGAGGCGTCCAGCGCGGCGGCGGAAGCGGCGTGCGCAGCGGCGGCCTTGGCGCGCTTCAACATGTTCGCTGTCGTGGCTGCAACAAGCGCAGGATCGCGATGCGTCTTTGCATTGGCGCCGGTACCGACGACCGTTTCGACATAATCGAGTGCGCCGCCAAGAATGTTCTCGCGGATGTGAGCGTCGCGCGTTTCGGCAACGAGGTCGGCTTCCGGCGAAACCGTAAACGAATAGACCGGCTGCTTGTCTTTCTTTCCGAAGACCTGCGTCTCGCCAGTTTTGGTCTTGGTGTGGCCGACAATGCGATGAGTGACGTTCAGATTGACGGCATCGACGACGTGATAGCCAGCGACGGCCTTCACTCGGAAGAAAACGGGGTTTGCCATTCTGTTATGCCTTCGCGTCGATGGGGACCTGGAAGGACGGCGTTTGCGTTCCGTCGCCAGGCAGGAGGATGGTTGCGTACAGGTCTTCCAACGCTTGATTCGGGCCGATGGCCGCGATCGTTGGGATTCGGCCGGGCGTCCACGTGATCGTCGAGAACTTGATCTCGTGGCACCACGCCTGAATTTTCGTCTGCACTTCGCGAGACGATTCTGGATAGATGATGTCTGACATCACCGACGCATCGAACATGTAGGAGGTGCATGCATCGACAGTGTTTCCGAGGTCGATCGGTCGCGTGCGCTGCCCTTGGTTGTTCGACATCCACAGACGCAGCGCCCATTGATACTTCAACTTGTTGCTGCGAATGCCGCCGCCCGGCGCCCATTGATAGCCAAGGAAGTGGAGCGTTGCGACAATCGTCCCCTGCGTCAGCATCTCTTTGAGTGAGGCTTCCGTGTTCGGAAGCGACGTACCCCAAGCGGCGGTGCTGATGAGATTGCCTGGGCCAGCCGCGAACATGGTTGCGACTGTGCCCGTTGCGGCCATGCCGGTCGGCGGCGACTGCCACGTCACAATCATTCCTGGCGTGACGGGAGCGAAGTTGTTGACGCCGAACGTGGCGCCAAGCAAGTCGAGGCGAGCGAGGGACGGCGCGGAACTGGACCCGGTACTATAAACCCAGTTCGGCTTGCGAACTCGAATCACGCGACCGTCAGGCAATGTCCCGAGAAGACCCTTGGGAACTGCGAGGGGCGCCGATTGCGTGCTGACGATAGTGACGGTGCCCTGCGTGGGCGTGTTCATCGCGTCCGAGAGGTTGTCGAGGATTTGCCCCGCGCACTCGGAGATGAAACTGGTCGACATCGCTAAACGCCTTCGATGTAATCGATGATGTCTTTCTCGATATCGTCGAGAATGTCGTCGCCAACATCGATGAACGTGCGCGCTGGAAGCGTTCGGTTGTTGTATGAATAGCCGCGATCCAGCGCGTTCGCTGACGGGTGGCCGTCAGGCGCACCGACTTGGGCGCTCTCGTTGTCGTGTTCACGAAGCGATGTCGCCGCACGCCGTAGGGCGCCATCGCGTTCTAGGATCGGATTGGTCGCGCCGTATCCTAGCCGGGCGCGATCTCTCATCGTTGAGTCGGCCAGCGCTTGCCAGCCGCCGCCGCGCGCGTCAGATTCCGAAGCGAAGTTGCCGTCGATTGCGCTGGCAATCTTCTCTTCCGCGCGCTCCATGACAGGCGTCAAGTCTTCGGCGCGATCGGCCATCGCTTTGAATTCAGAGACAGGGCCAGTGACGTCCAATTCGAACTCGAACGACACGCCTAGAAACTCCCGCGATTGAAGCCGCCATCACCAGCGCTCGTCGACGAGAAGTACATGCCCGAATCGTCTTGAATGCGATCTGGCGCGCTGTTGGTAAACTGGCCGCCAACGTTTGCTGGCGTGATCTGAACCTGGTTTTGGAGGCGGCGCTTGTCGAGGCGGATCTCTTCACACCGCTTCAACGCGCGCGTGTACGCGACTTCGTAGAGCCCAGGCGCGTCCTTCGCGGACGGTTGGTACTCCACGCGCCGAATGGCAGCGCGATACATCGTGAAGACGCTGGCGATCTCCACGATTGCGCCATCGTAACCACCGCTCGGAAGCGGCAGGAACGGCGTGACATACACAACGCCGAGGAGTTCGTCGAGTTCCGCACACCCGTCTGCGATGCCAGCGGCCACCGCGGTCGGGTCTGCGGAACTGCTATACGAACCGCCTGGCTGAATGACGGAGAAAACCTGCGCCACGCGCTCCACGCCGAAGCGAGCTTCGAGGTCGGATTGCGCAATGTAGGCGGTCGCCATCGCTTACTCAGGCGTAATGCGAGCCGTACTGAAGTTCTTTCAGAACTCGCGCCGGCAACTTGTCGCCGACCTTGAATTCCAACCGCTTCGGCCGCCTGTTGCTGTCGAGGACAACGTTGCCTTCCTCGTCGCGCTCGGTCGTTGAGATGAGAGTCAACGCAACGCCCTTCGCGCCCGGAGGCGTGACGCCGTGCTTGACGCCCTTCCCGTCGATTGCAGCAATCGCTCGCGGCCCGCGTCGGTAGTGAACGCTGGCGGTAAGGCCGACGAGGTCGGCTTCATCGACGACCTCCTCGATCTTGTACTCGTGGCGCACACGCTGGCCGGAGGCATCCGCCTTCATCCCCATGATGCGGGTGAGCGCGTACGCCTTGGTGTCGACGCCTTCGGCCGCAGGCGCCGTCGGTGCGACAGGGATGCCATCGGCGCCGATGACGGGCGCCAGATTCGTTTCCGGCTCCGTCTGCTTGGCAGCGTAGATGACGTTCTTGGCCGCATCGGGCGCGATGTGCTGGAATCCGGCGTCCGTCGCGTCCCTGTCGAGCGCGCTTCGCCCATCCGAGACGATGGGCGCCGTGCGCGCGGCGAGATCACTGCGATCTCGCTGCGTGTTCGGATTCGCCATCGGGGGCGGTTGTTTTTGAGGGTTCGCCATCTTGCCTCTCAGGTGATCGTGGTCGACACGCACTGGTCGATGAGCGCGCCGGCATCGTTCGCCGTAACCTGCTCGATGTCCGAGTGCGCGACCTTGAGGTGCGTCGCGCCGCTCATCCCGACGCGCGGATCGAAGACGCTGCTGAACGTGAGCGGGTAGTGGCGGAACGTCTTGCCGTACGCCAACTCGTTCACCGAAGCGCCGGGGCGCTGCTTCCAGAGGCCGAAGCCCTTGCCCCAGACGTAGTCGTAACTCGCCGTCGAAGCGTTCGGCGTCGTGTCGTACTTCGCTTCGCCGACGTGGATGGCGCCGATTTCGAGCAACGCAGCGAGTTGCGCCGGGCGAACGATGCGCTGGTCGGTGAACATCGTCGGCGAAACCGCCGCGACCGAGCTGACCACGTTGCGGTTCTTGCTGAGCGCGTCGAAGACGGGCCGCGAGCAACCCGCCATGTCCGGCTGCATCGCCATGAAGCGCTTCGCGCGGAGGATGTCGTTGATCGGGTCCGACGAGCCGCCGCCAGCCGCGTCCCACTGGTTGAGGCCAGTGAGCGTGATGGTGTTGCCTGACGCGTAGTTGCCCGTGCCCATGAGCACGGCGGCCACGCGGTACTCGCGTGACAACTCGATGTTCATGCGGAGCACGTTCGAAGCGCGCTGAAGGACGTTCAGGACGGCGTCTTCGTTGATGAGGACGTCCTGCGGGATCGGCATGCGCAGCGCATACGGCTTGACCGTGTATTGCGTGTCGCTGAAGTCCTGCGGGACTTCCGCCGGCATCGCGAGAGGCGAGACGCCTGCATCGACGACGCGGTTGATGTCACGACGCGACCAGACCACGAAGAGGTCTTGCGCATGCTGGACCTTGACCCACGGCAGTACCTTGTCGGCGATGAGATACTTCGAGAGGTCGGCCTCGAAGTAGTCGACGCTGAACGTATCCATGAGATACGGGACGTGGACGTCAGACGGCGACAGCGCCATCTTGTGAACGGCCGCCGGGTCTGCGCCGCGAAGGCGCATGAACTCGGAGACCTTGAGATCGCCGCCGTGGACGGACGAAAGCGCGTCGATCGGGTCCGAGATGATCTCGACGCCGGAGGCGCGAGCGTTCTTGTCGAGCACCATGCTGGGGGCTGCCATGTTCGTGTTCCTTTGATTGGGTTGCGCCGCGATCACGGCAGGCTGTTGGTGATGGAGAGGCGGACGACCATCGTCTGACTGTCGACGCCTGCGGTCATCGCGTAACCGACGAGCACGAGGCCGGCCGAAGCGCCAAGTGCAGTGGCCCAGCCGAGTTTGCCAGAGGCGACGCTGACGGTAACGGGGCCGTCGATCGCGATCGTGCCGTTCGACATCACGACGACGGTATCGCCATCGCTGTTGAGCGTATCGAAGACGTCGCCGGGATTTGCGTCAGTGTACGAGAAACCGGCGTACGTCTTCAACGCGGTGTCAGCCGTCGTCGGAGCGCGAACCGCCGGCTGCGAGCGCTGGAGGCCGGTCGTCGAATCGTAGACGAGGAAGATGCCCGCCGGGATGACGAGCGTCGACGTGTTGCACGCACTGATCTTGTGCGTGTTGGTCATCGGGGTGAGCAGAGCTGCGCTGGGAGCGGCCATGGTGTTGTTCTCGCTTTGAAGTGGTGGTGAGTGGGATCAGGCCCGCGCGGCGGAACCGTTCATGACGGCGAAGAGCGCCTGAGACCGCGAAACCGTCTGGTTCTTCGCCGACATCTTCGCGATGTACGCGTTGATCTTCTGGTCGACGGTCGCTTCCTTGCCGCCTTCGCCACCAAGCGTGGTCTCGCGGATGCTCGTCGGGTCCGGCGCGACCTGCGTGAAGTCGGTCGGGCGATCGCCGGCTGCTACGCCGTCAAAGATGGCTTTGAAATTCGCATCGAACGCCTTCGGCGCGTGCTTCAGCATCGTCAAGAGGCCCTCGCGAGACTCCGGCGTGTCGCTGAACTTGAAGCCGTAGGTCTCGCCGCACTTGATCACGACGTTGACCTTCGCGTTGAGGGCGATGTCGTCGCGCTTGGTGATCTCTGCCTTCGCGGCATCGAGATCCGTGCGGAGAGTCGTGATCTGCGACTCCGCAGCTTTCAACTCGACGACCTTTGCAATGACGTCCTCATCGGTCGCGGTGGCAGGCAAGCCCATCGCCGACTTCGCGGTGAGGAGCGCCTTCTGAGCCGCAGCGCCAACGGCAGCGGTAGCAGCGGACGCCTTGAGCGCCGTGACGGCAGCCACAGCAGCGGTTTCGTTGGCAGACTCGTTGAGTTCGAGTGCGGTCAAAAGCAGTTTCATCTCAGCACCACCTTCCATGGGCACGTAGTCACGTTCGACTTGTGTAGCCGTCGCATCCAATTCAACGTCGCCACCATCGACGACCTTGAATCCGATCTTGAACAGCCGATCCTTGTGGTTGACGATCGCGTAGTCATCGAAGATTTCGACGACCCGCGCGTTCCAACCGAGCGCGTCATAGACGTGCTCACAAACTTCTTGGCAGATGTCACTGAGCGAGATATCGCGCAGTTTGATGAGCGCGCGCTTATCTGAGCACGCGAGGCTCTTCTTCACGGCGTCATCGACGAACACGCGGCGCATCGCGACGTTTCGCGCGCTCATCATCCCGGCTTGCTCGTCGCCACCCTCATCGTCGCCGAGGTCGCCGTCGCACTTGACGCACTTGGTAGCGTCCTTCGTGTTGACGGTGCCGCACATCTTGCACATCTTGTAGACGTTGCTGGCCGCAACCGGCGCGACGTCATCCGTCGCGGCCACAGCCGCAGCATCGTTCTTTTTCGCCATCGCGATCGCCGCCTCCGCTTGCTTCGCTGTCACCCGATCCATTCCATCGAGGAACGGTCGGTTGGTGAGGGCGACGCTGGTGAGCATCGCTCCAATCTTTTTGCCAGTCACTCGATCGCGCGCAGCGAACTGGACGGCCGGCGAGATGTAGCGATACTCGCCGCCGCGCACGTATTGGCAGCCTTCGCTGTTCTGGTTCCACTCGACCAGAGCCTCCATGCGAAACTCGTCGTATCGGAGTTCGATGATGAAGCCGCTGGCGGGCGCACCGTGCTGATAGACGCCACCGTCAATCGCTTCGCTCGCGTGCTCGAAGTCGAGCGGTGGTTTGCTTTGCTGAGAGGCGAAGTTGTCCGCCATCTCTTTGTATTGCTTGAGGCCGAACTCAAACTCGCCAGCCGGGTGCCCCTTGTAGACGCCCGTCTTCGCGACCTGAATCCACGTCTTCGGCTTGCCGACGAGCGCCTTGTCCGCGCACTGCACGATCAAGTCGTCGCGGACGCTATCGCCGATCTCTTGATTCAGTTCCGGCGCCAGATGCCCGGTGATGAATTGCGCCTTAGCTGCCATCGTCGATATCCCCAGCGCCATCGCGGTTGTCGTCCTTGCCGTTGTCGCTACCTTCGCCGCCCTCAGCCGGACTCTTCGGGCGCGTTTCGCCTTCGGCCAGCGCAGGCGGCCCGCCGTTCGTGCCCTGAGCCATTGGATACAAGTAGAGTTGCGTCTGCTTGCCAGCGGGGCGCGGCGCCATCGTGAAGTGGCTTCGCATCCAATCGCACTCGATCTGAAGCCCGCGATCGATTAGACCAACAGTGCGCGTGTACTCGCCCTGAAGGTCGTCGCTCGACGCCGGATACAACTCGAACGTCGGGCAGTAGAGGTCGCAGAGTTCCTTGCCGAACTGCTTGCGAATGAGCGGCTGAAGGATGTAGCGGTGGAACGTCTCCGACATCGCAACGCGGTCGTCGCGCGCAATGTCGTCACGAACCCTGTCCTGCACCTTGCCGAGCGCGTGCGTGCCGTGACCAGGCGCTTCAGTCGTGAGCGTCTGCCCCAAGACCGCCTTCGACATCGCGGCGTCGAGATAGGTTGTGAGCGTGTGGTGGACGGTGTTGTGGCCGTCAGGCTGCACCAACTCGAACTTCGCCGTCGCCGGGAGTACCGCCGTCGTCATCGACGACATACGGTCCAACATCTTCTTCGCGAGTTGAATGTCCGCCGCGTCCGCGTTCTTTTCGAAGTACGCAATGCGCCACGGCTGGCCGAACAACTCGCTGAACTTCATCCAGTCGCGGACGGTCCAGATGCTAAACATCGAATAGAACGTCAGCACACGACCAAGACCCTGACGCGTCGGGATCTCAGGACCCATCGGCTTCGGGGTATGCACCGCGAAACGGTCAGGCCACGTGGCGAAGATGTCTACGCCGGGGAAGATGCCGAGCTGCGGATCGTACTCGTTACCTTGCTCGTCCCAGAGGTGAACGCGCCAACTGACGGTATAGGAGAGGCGCTTCGGCTGAATGCCGTACAACTCCTCGACGCCGATACCGAAACGGTCGCGCTTCCACTTGATTTCGACAGCGCTGGCCGGGTAGTAAATACCGCCGGCAAGATGTCGAAGCGCCATGCCGAGTTGCGGGATCTCCGCAATTCGCATCTGCGCATACTCGTTGATCTTGTTCGCGACCTTGACCGAACGCTTCGAGCCGCCCGGATACTTCGGGATCGTGCGCCACTTGCATCCGCTGATCGCAAGCTCGCGCGTCGAGAGAACCGCGTGGAGGTGAGGGACCTTCTCGCGCTGCTCAGTGAGCAAGTCGCAGAACTGAGCCATGTAGCCCAGGTTCGCGCGGTAGAGCGCCTGCGATACGCTTGCAGGGTCCATCGACGGACCCTGGATGTACGGCATCCGGGCGATGTACGGCGAGTCCGCCGCAACGGTGCCAGGCGTCGACCGAATCGGCTCACTCGGCCACTGCGGTCCAATCGTGCGGGACAACGCAACGATCGTGTCGTGGATTTCCTGCTTCGTCAGGACCGGGCGATCGGCCGCCTCTACTTCGGCTCGGCCGCTCTCACGCCACGCTTGCGCGACCGCATTGAAGGTTGCGGACGCACGCTCGCGGAACGACGCCACTTAGAATCCGCGACCCTTGCGCTCGTACATGGAGAGAACACCTTCGGGAGCCCAGCCATCCGGCGCGGTCGGCTTGAACGCTTCTGGAACTTCGTCGCCCACACGCTCGACGCCACCCTTGGTCATCGATCCTGCGGCGTACTGGTCGTAACTGGTGCGGGCGCCGGAGACCTCGATCGTGAAGTCGGCGCCGCCGAGCGCGTCGTAGGCCCAAGCCATCGCGTCGACTTGATCATCGTGAGGATCGCTAACGCCAGTGAAGGCGAGAACCTCGGATTGGAACTTGTCGATCCACTCGTACTGCGCAGACGCTGACTCATCCTCGATCCCATACCGATCGCCTTCTGGCGACACGCACGGGTTGGGAAGCAGAATCAGCCCAGCATTCCAGGCCGCCGCAACCGGCTGGGCGCGGACGAACTTATCAGAGCGCGTGATGTCGATCTGAAAGTTCAGCGATGGACCGGAGTATGACTTGGCTTCGCCGCGACCGCGATTGCCGTCGACGCCACCGAACTCAGAGTCGTCGTCCTTCGCGTTCATCAGGTCGAGCGAGCCGGCCTCGACGCTGGCGACGTAGCCGCCGATGCGAGCGCTGGGATACTCTCGACGAAGGCCGCGAAGCACGGCCCTGAACTGCGGAGTCGCCGCGTGCATCCTGATAACCTTCAGGACGTAGTAGATGCCTTTGTGGAGCATCATCACGACTGCGGCGGCGTAGTCGGATGACGTCTTCGCCGAGTAGGCCAGGTCGCACCCGATGGCGATCCTGAAACTGTCTACAGGTAATTCGTTGGCGGCGTATAGAGCGACGCCGTTGAAAACGGAACCACCCTTTCGACGCGGGCGACAGTCGTATAAGCACGCCCACTCGTATTCTCCGATTTTAGATCGGATTGTGGTAAGCGCTTTGACTGGCCATCGTTCGGGCCAGAGCGATGTCCCTGCCTCTCGCCCTGTCGGGTCGTCCTCGCCAGCGATTGCTGGCAAGCAGATCGTTTCCCAATCTCCGTCGCCGCTCTTTATCTGCCTTCCCTGGAGATCGTCGTCATGCCATCTCGTGTGGCACACTATAACGGAGCCGTTTGGCTCTCGACGCGTCAAAGCCGTCGACTGGAACCATTCGCTAACTGCTTCGCGCTTGATCGCGGACTCTGCGGCGGCTCTGTCTTTGTGGGGGTCGTCGACAAATATGCATTGTGCGCCGAAGCCTGTCAGGCTCCCACCTACACCCACAGCAATCACCCCCCCACGATTCGAGGTGCGCCACTCGCTTTTGGAGTTCGTCTCTTTCGAGAATTCGACCCCGGCGAGCCTGGCGTACTCCCGCGCCTTCGATGACTGGAATAGCGCGAGTTTCGATGAGTAGGACGCGTATGCGATCGTCCAGTCCGAATGGCTGACGAGCAGCCACGCGATTGAATGAAGCAACGTCTCGGATTTTGAAAAACGAGGCGGCACGCTGAGCAGGGCGAATACTTGCTCGCCGGATCGAATGCGCTCCAACACGGAAAGTAGCGGGGCCAGGTGGAGTGGTTTGCTAAACTTCGGCGAAATCCTAGGAATGAAGTCCGCCAGCGACTCCGAAGATCCACGCGTCGTCTGAAGTTGCGTCTCGATCTGCCTCTTGTGAGGTTCGAGAACCTCATCGAGAATGCTGCGCTTGCCACCAGCCATCAGTGCGTAGTGGCCGCGTCGATGTCCGCGAGAACGCTGTCCTGCGTGATCGTCTCGGACTCGTCGGCGTCAATCTCTTGCGCGCGGGTCATCGCGGTCATGATCCGCTGCATCAACTGCGGCTCGTTGGCGAACTCACTGCGGAGTGCCACGACAAGCCCGTTGAGCGTGGCCTTCAGGACGGCGCGCGTGTTCGGGTGGAACTCTTGCGGCATCTGCCGTTCGATGACCCAGCACGCCAACTTCGTGTCGAGCCCCGCCGGGTTGTCAACGTCGAGGCCCGCTTCGATCACATCGAGCGCCTTGTCAACGAGAATTGACTCGGCCCTCTGCGCCCTCTCGAAGAACTGCGCGAACGGGCTATCGCCTTGGTCGGCGAGTCGGCGCCACGTCACCCATCGAGCGGGCGTGACGCCGAGTGACCGAGCGGCGCGAGCAAGCGGGACGCCCTTGGATGACTTCTCGATGATCTGGCGCGCAAGCTCCTGCGTCAGACCGCATCGAGTCACCCACTGAGCATCGCCGCCGGCCATCGCTTACCAGTTCGCGAGAACGTACGAGAGCGTCGAGGTTTCCGTCGCCGACGAGTCAGCGAAGACGAGCGAGCCCGTGCCGGCGCCAGTCGTCACCGTGCAAGACAGGTTGCCCATCGTTCCAACCGCCGCGAGACGCCCGTAGCCAAGGCCGTCGCCAGTGCGAACGAAGAGGTTCGCGACGGTAACCGCGCCGCTCGACAGCGCCGCCGTGGTGCCCTTCTCGACACGCGGGTACCAAGCCGTCGACGTCGTGTCGATCACCACCGCGCCGGTCGTGGTCATCTTCCATTCGGACGACGAGTAGCGCGTGCCTTCGCTGACCTGGACGAGCATGCCGTTCAGGGCCGTGGCGCCAGTAGCATAGCCGGCAGGACGCGTGAGAGGCGCTGTGCCGGTCGTCACTGTGCCGACGACGTAGAGGCCGTTCTGAGACGCCGTCGTCTGCATCGGCAGAAGGACGATGTCGCCAGCCACGTTCGTAACGTCGTCGTTTCCGGCGACCGTAAAGGAACTCAGGGACGCGACGTTCGCGGGGACGATGTTGCGAGCCTGGTTCGTGAGGGAGACGGCTGCGGGGCTCGCGCCAGTGGCGGCTGGGATTGAGAACTCGACCCAGACGCCGAACGTCGTGTCGACGCTTTTGATCTTGCCGGCGATGGGGCGCGTGCCGCCGGCACTTGTGAGAGCCACGGTTTGGTCATCAACCACGTAGCAGTAGGCGCCGATGTTAGCGCTTGTAATCGCGTCGGCCCCGGCACTGTTGGCCATGGGGAAGGCAGAGGCGCCCCCTACGACGGGGCACTGGATTGCGCCTGCGCCACCCGCCGTGTTGTCGGCAGTGATTGCGGCGCAACCGATGATGGTTAGCGTGTTGAGCGCGGTTGCCCGGTTGAGGTTGCCGCTCGCGTCCAAGCCAACCATTCCGGTGGCGATGATTTTTGTGCTCGCAGCGACGGGGAAGCCCTTCACCTGAGACGCCGATCCGCTAACCACGACCGTGGTTGGGTTGACGTACTGTGCAGCCTGAAACGGCGGCCAAGCGTAGAAGGTCGTTGAACTACGGGGCGATACGATTGCGCTCATGGTCGTGCCTCTCGTTCATGGAGAACGCGGTCTGGTGAGACGTGGTGCGGATAGACCCGCGAGATGTTGGCGAGCGCCTGCGGTCCTGGACGCGCGGAGCTGCGAGCGTACCTATCTTGAACGTTCTACCTCGCGAGGCAATCAAGATGTCTCAAGAGAAATCCATTGAAATTCTTCTGATTCAAGTTTTCTCACTTGCGATCTACGCTGTGGCCGTCTAAAACCGCGCTTCATGGAGCGACTGCCAGATCCGAAGGGGCCATACGTCGAACGCGTGAAGGAGAAGTTGCGAAAGGGGGAGCGACCTGACGTTGTGCGGTGGAAGGGCGTCGCCGCAGCGCTGAACATGTCGGAAGACGCACTGCTGCGGATGCGCCGGTCCGGTCGCGCGAAAGAGATTCCAGTATTCCGCCAGCGCAACGGGGTGCTTGTCTCCTTCGTGGAGATCATCCTCGTTTGGGCCTCAGAGGAGCCATGATCTACTTCATCCAGGCTGGGCACGTGCCGCTCAGAAGGCTCAGCCGTCGTTCGCTGAGAGCGACGTGGAGGGCGCCCGTGCCGCCGAGCGCCTGAAGGCCGCTGGCGAGCGCGACAAGTTGCGCGCCAAGCACTACGAAGAAACACGGAATCACTCGAACGTCTTGTGGGAAGAACGAGAAGTGCTGCGCGAAGCGAAGGCTGAGATCGAGCGCCTCCGCGCTTCCCTCGCGCTCTTGACGCCGCCGAAGTCGTTCTTACCATCCGAGCATGACCGTCGCTGAATCCAACGTCGTCTGGTGCTACTCCGATCAGAAGAACCCCGACTCGTGGCCGAACCACGCCGACACGCGCGAGCAGGCTATCGAGATGGGTCGAGAGACCTACGGGCACGACGTCACGTTCTGGATCGCGATGGGGCATCGGCAGGGCGCTTCCGGTATCGCGCTCGACGCTGACGGCTACATCGAAAACATGCGCGACCACGCCGCCGAGGAGTGCGAGGACGGCGCGGAGTTCGTCGAAGTGAAGCCGGGCGGCAAGGAAGCGCTCGACGCTCTACTCGCGACGTGGCTCGCTCAATACGTCGAGGTGACCTACTGGATCGTCGACGGCGAGCAGGTGCAAATTGACTGACCGCCGCCTCACCATCGTCGTGGACGCCGACCAGAATCCTCCCATCGATCCGATCGCATGCGCCCTCATCGCGCTCTGGCGATCGAATGGCGCCGTGACCGCCGACGGTGCCGAGTGGTTGCTGAAGTCCAGCACTGGCATGCGCCATGAGTGGCTCGCTCGTGATGCCGAGCATGTTGCCCCGCTGGTTGCGTGGATCGAAACGGTCGTCCGCGCGAAAATCGAGGCGGAGAACGCTGCCCGTGTCGCCTCCGACAAGGCCGCACTTCGCGCCGTATTCCACGAACATCGCATGGCGTCACCGGCTGTCGGCGGCATGCTCGGTACCGCTTCCGAAGTGCGAGGGCCGCGATGAGGGTCGGCCTGAGCCCAGAACTCGATGAGGCCGCATTGGCCTACTGGCGAGCCAACAGGCGGCCAGGACGCGTTACCGTCGCACCGAAACTCGACCTAAGAAGTCAGATGATGGCGATTGGGCCAACATTGGCCAAGGGCGTGTCTGGAGATGATCTGGAAACGTTCGTTGCCGGTGTATGGTCTGTCGACAAAATTAAAGACCCTATCGTCGGGCCGATGCTCTCGATGCCTGGCTTCAGGTCGTTCGCTGGATTCGCTGCGAGGTGGGCAATGTGTGGATTCCCAGCAGTGTCCGTTGGCCACAGGCTGACTGCGTCGCTGATGTCTACAACCGTGTCACCTGACATCATCGGCGAGATCGTGTTCCCATGGCCAGCGTTCTCCGTGAACATCCCTCATGGGCTGATCTCGACCATCAGCCCGCAAAGCGGGTTGGCTGAAAGCATCAGCAACGCCTGCATTCACAGGTACGTCGACGCTGCCGGCGATGTTTGGTTCGACCTGATCTGTGCCGCCGACACGTGTGAACTTCAGAGCGTGAACGTAAGAGCGGACGTGTTTTTTCGAGATGATTCGCGAGAGTCGCTGGCCGACGGAGAGTTCTGTGTTGGAGTGGACGAATCAGACGAGCGCGCGCTACTGCTCGTGCGTAGACTGCTTGTCGGTGTGTGTATCGAAATGAGCGACCGTGCGAATTCGAAGCCTCAAAACAAGAAGGCGCGCATGGGATGCCATGGCGTCATCGATAGAAATGCGCCGGGCATGTCGCTCTGGCTTCTGACGCGAGACGTGAAGATCGATGCTCGTGAGGCATGCCGAGAATTCGTGAGCCATGGAGGAAGGTCGCCGGCCGTTCAATCGATGGTGCGTGGACACCACAAGCGTCAAGCGCATGGTCGGAACGGTTCACTTCGGAAGTGGATTCACGTTGAACCTTACTGGCGCGGACCAGAGGATGCGCCGATCGCGGTGCGCTCTCACCGACTGGACGACGGTGCTGCGTCATGACCGCCAACCCCACCAGAGGCGCCTGGCTAGTCCGCCGCGCCACCCTAGACGAAGAGATCGCGCGCCTGACGAAGCGCCTCGCGGAGCCGTCGGATCGCAGTAGCCCGCACAATCGCCTCCTAGACTTCGAATCGCGCCGACGTGCCCAAGAGCGCCTCACAGTCGCGCTGGCTGAACGCCTCGCCCACGGCAGCGATCCCGGCCCCAACGCCGTCGAGTTCGGCTTCGACTGGCTCGCTGGGCACACGCGAAGGATCGCGAAAGAGCGTGATGTCGCGCTGGCGAAGTTGAAACGAATGGGGGCGGCCTGATGTTCATTTGCGACGACTGCCGAAAGAAGAACTGCGCCAACGAACGCGAATTTATGACGTCGTGGGGCACGTGCGAGTTCTGCAAGGCGCAGGCGTCGTGCTCTGACATCCATCACTCGCGGCTGCGTCTGAGGCTACCCGCGATCGACCCGATCATGCGCGAGTTGCTGGCCATCGTGGCGACGATGGAGGACGCGTGCGCCGACAGCCACCTGAACGCCAACACGCTCGCAGCCGGCGCGCGACGCGTTGATACGCACCGCGATCGCTACGTCGGCGACATCGCGGCACTGGAGTCCGTAGCCGCGCATATCGAAACGATCGTTCGTGAGAAGGTCTTTCGCGAAATGCTTGCCCGCAAACTGAAAGAACTGGCGCCAGCGTTCGAGGCGGACTTGGCTGAAGCGAAGAAGGGTGGAAGCGATGTCTGACACAACGATCAAGATCGAACCATCGACAGCGGACTTGCGCGAAGCCGTCTCCGAGTGGGCGACCAAGCGCTTCGGCGCGACGTTCGGCCAGGACAGTGGCGGCGCTTGCCGAGCACTTCCCAAGTCGGCTCGCGGCTTCTTCGACGCCATCAAGAAACTCGTTTCGCACCTTCCGACTATGACGCTCGACGTGACGCACACGCTGCCCGCTCGTTGGGTCGCCGTCGCTTACGTCCATCAAGGTCGCGTCAAGCGCTACCAACTGAGGCATGAACGGAACCGCAAGGTCCGCACGCGAGTCCATGACGTCACGTTTCGGCGAGACGGGCAGTCGATCGTCGGCGACGGGTGGGCGTGATGACTTGCGCCACCATATGTCGAGCATGCCACCAAATGACGCCGGCCGTTTCGCCGGTCATCCTGGCATTCGCGCCCGTCTACACCAAAACGTGCGCCAAGTGCCAGGGCATCAACGCGACGAATCGGATGCCGGAAGGCTCAGTCGTCGATTGGGGATACGAGGCAGAGGCTAAGCCGACGCCCGGAACCGTCAATCACACGACCGTCGACGGCAAAGGCGCTGTCGCGAGGCTGCGGAGGAAGCGATGACCGACATCGAGAAACTCATCGAACTCATCATGGCGCGCACAACCACCGTCGCGTGGGTCGGTTTCGCGCGAGACTTCAACTACTTCGTCATCCTCTACGGGCGAGCCGTCAGCGACGACGACGTTGCCGTAGCGAAGCGCTGCGTCTGCGACGTCTATCCGAAAGCCATCAACCTGGACGTGATTCGCGCTCGCGTGAGGTTGGAGGACCTGTCATGACCGACGAAGAAATCAAGACGCACAACGACGCAGTAGAAGCCGAATACGCAACGATGCTCACAACGCTGCCTGCCGAGGAGCGGCGCTTTGCGTTCGATCTTGCGCGCGAACTCTTACTCAAGAGCGAATACGCCTCGCCGGTTGACTCGTTGCGCAAAGCGACGTGGTTCCACTCCGAGGCGAAAAGGCGCGGGCTACTGATATGATCGCCGTCGTATGCGGCTCCCGCGACTCCCGAGATCGCGACGGCGTCTTCGCTGTGCTCGATCGCATCCACGCCGAGACGCCGATTACGCCTTGCCTATCCGGTTGACTCCCTCCCCTTGACACCTTCCCTACTTCTGGTGTACGCATTCAACATGTCCGCTGAGAAGACCCACCAGCGAATTGTTCGGGAATTAGACCCAAACAACGAGGTGCTGACGTCTTTTCGCAAATACGCGGGAACCAAAAGGCTTGTCTACAACTTGTACTTGGAGGCCGCCCAGACGCTCTTTCACTCGTGCCAAGACAAGGTACGCTTCCTCAAGAAGAACGACTTCAAGCGGGAGTTCACTGCGCGTAGGCACTCAGACTTCCCTTGGATGGACGAAATCCCATCCAATCTCATCGAACTTGCTATCGATGACGCCGATCGTGCCTATCAAAACTTCTACGCCGCTCGCAAGAAGGCTAGGAAGGTGGGACTCCCTCGTCGAAAGAAGAAAGGCAACGCACGAGACTCCTTCCGCTTCCGAAACGAGCTAGTCAAACTTCTAGACCGTCGGCATATACACGTCTCCAAGATCGGCCGGGTCAGACTCAAAGAGCCCCTTCGCTTCATCAAAGACCAACGGGTCGTAAGCCTCACAGTCTATCGCGAAGCCGATCGCTGGTTCGGATCGTTTCTGGTCGAAGAACCCTTGGCCACACCTGTTCCGCCTACTAATCCGATCGTGGGAGTAGACCTCGGGGTCCTCACGTTCGCGACCGTTTCGGACGGTTTCAGCTACCAAAGAGTCGCTCACACCAACGCTCTCAAGTCCTCATTGAAGCGTCTCCAACGTCTTAGTCGTCAACAGTCACGAAAGGAAAGGGGCTCAAACAGCAAGAAGAAAGCCACCATGAAGCTCGCCCGACAGCATAGGCGAGTGAAGAATATCCGAGAGACGCAGATCCACAAGCTCACCACGAAGCTGGCGAAAACCAAGTCAGTCGTCGTGATCGAGGACCTCAACGTCTCTGGGATGGTGAAGAACAAGAACCTAGCGCGATCCGTCATGGATCAAGGGTTCGGGATGGTCCGACGCCAGTTGGAGTACAAGACCAAGAAGTTCGGGTCTCGCCTCCTCGTGGTCGATCGGTTTTTCCCGTCCTCGAAGCTGTGCTCTGTGTGCGGGTTCAAGTGCGAGAAGATGCCTCTTAGTGTGAGGCGTTGGAGTTGCGTCAAGTGCGGCGCAACCCACGATAGGGACGAGAACGCCTCGGAGAACCTGAGGCAAGAAGGCCAACGCATGTTGGCTAACGATTTAGTACCCCAAATGCTGGGGGAATTTACGCCTGAGGAGATCCCTCTGGGGGTGGACGGCACGATGATGGGGTGCACTGGAAGCACCCCAGAGGCGTCTACTGCCCATGGGTCGTTGAACCAGGAAGCGGGCTCAACGTGTGGGAAGTCCTCACGTACGGTAAGTCCCGTCAATGCCGGAGGCTCCCCACTCGTGGGGGAGCCTACCGGATAGGCATGGAAGACGCGTGCCGCTACATCGTCGCCTGTCGTCGAGACGGCGCCGCCCAGCAGGCCGAGTGCGTCCACGGCCGCTCCGACGGCGCGCTCGCTCTCGTCGCGAAGGCGCTGGCGGCGCTGGGTATTAGGGCTTGACGGGCGCCGCATCATGCTCATGTTGACGCCTTCCATCGAAGGAGAGCCGAGAAGATGATCGACAGGCTGTGCATCCAAAAGTTGCTCGACGAGCGCGGTTTCGACGAAGCGTTCCTCGTCTCCAACTACGGCATCAAGGCGCGCGTCGATCGCACGCACCCGAACCTCGTCCTGTTCAAATACGACCAGATCGCGTCGCCGATGGGCGAGAGAATCGTACAGGAGTGTCGCGGTGTCATCCTCGACAAGTCCGACGGTTGGTCGGTCGTCTCGCGCGCCTTCGACAAATTTTTCAATCACGGTGAAGGCCATGCCGCACCGATCGATTGGTCCACGGCGGCGGTGCAAGAGAAGCTCGACGGGTCGCTCTGCGTGCTCTACGCCTACGACGGCAAGTGGCGCGTCGCGACCACTGGCACGCCTGACGGCTTCGGCGACGTGAACGGATTCGGCATCACGTTCGCCGACTACTTTTGGAAGACGTTCAACGCGTGCGGAGGCCGTCTTCCGACGATCGACTCGACCGGACGTCATCCATCGCAGTTCTTCTTCGAACTGTGCGGCAAGTTCAACCGCGTCGTCGTGAGGCATGAAACGGATCGCGTCGTCGCTCTCGGCGCCCGTCACGAAGGCAAAGAAGTCGGACCGCACTTCGCCGCTGACGCCACCGGCATCGCGCCCGTCCAATGCTTCTCACTCCAGTCGTTCGACGACATCGCCGCGACCTTCGGCGCGCTCAGTCCGCTCGCACAAGAGGGCTACGTGGTCGTTGACGCCGACTTCCGACGCGTGAAGGTCAAGCATCCCGGTTACGTCGCGCTTCATCACGCGAAGGACGGACTTGGTCCGAAGGCGTTTCTTCAGATCGCCCGCTCCGGCGAGACATCCGAAGTCCTGTCCGCCTTCCCAGAGTTCCGAGAGCACATGGAGCAGGTGAAGGCGAAACTCGACGCACTCATCGCCGAGACGGATGCCACCTACGCGGCGCATCGCCACCACGAAGTTCAGAAAGACTTCGCGATCGCGATCAAGGATTCGCCTGGACGTGCAGCGATGTTCTCGATCCGATCTGGACGGCATCGCGACGCTCGGCACTACTACGCCGAGACGCAGATCGATCCGTTGATGCGACTGCTTGGCCTGAAGGCCGAACAGCAGGCCGAAGGAGACGCGACATGAGCGAGTTCCACGTTGAGGTCGTGCGCCTCGGACCAATCACTAAACATCCGAACGCGGACACGCTGTCGATTACGATGGTCCATGGGGGCTATCCGGCGATCGTGCGAACGGGCGACTTCAAAGAGGGCGATCTCGCCGTCTACGTTCCGGTCGACGCGATCGTGCCAGAGACGCCGCGCTTCTCGTTTCTTGGCGTCCACCGTCGAATCAAGGCGAAGCGTCTGCGCGACGTCTTCTCGATGGGCCTTCTCATCGCCGCCGATCCCGGCATGGTCGAAGGCCAAAATGTCGCGGAAGCGCTCGGCATCACGAAATGGGAACCCGACAACCCGACGGAGGGAAGCGCTGACGAGCCTGATCGCGGCGCGATGCCTTGCTACACCGACATCGAAGGTCTGCGCCGTTGGAAATACGCGCTCATCGAAGGTGAGGAGGTCGTCATCACCGAGAAGATCCACGGCGAGAACTTCCGCGCCGTCCATGACGGTGAGCGCCTCTGGGTTGGCTCACGAACACGCTTGAAGTTGCCAGTTGAGAACGACGGCAAGTGGTGGTCGGCGGCACGGCGCGCTGGCGTTCCAGAGGCGTTGGCGAAGATGCCAAACGTCATCATCTTCGGCGAGTCTCACGGCTACACCGGAGGCTTCCCGTACGGTACCGGGCGGCAACCGACGCTGCGTCTATTCGACGCGATGGACGCGAAGACGCGGAAGTACCTCGATTGGGACGACTTCGTTCGCGTGACAGACGAACTGTCGTTGCCGCGCGTTCCGGTCCTCTATCGCGGTCCGTGGAATGCAGAGCTGGTCGCGTTGGCGGAAGGATCGTCGACCATTGACTCCTCGCATGTCCGCGAGGGCATCGTTGTGAAGCCCACGCGCGAACGATCCGGCGAGCAGATCGGGCGCACGATCCTGAAGATCCACGGCGAAGGATTTCTCACCAGAAAAGGCGCGTAAGCGAACGGGAACCACAAATGCCAAGACGATGGGCGCAAGAGTTGACGGCGGAGATGATCGGTCTGAATCCGACGATCGTGAAGCGTTTCTGGGCGCAGGTCGCGGAGCCAAATGAGCGCGGGTGCCGGCTGTGGACCGGAGCGCTACGAGGCAAGACCGGCTACGGCTGCATGAAGGTCAACAAGAAGGTCTACGACACGCACCGCCTCGGCTTCGTAATCCGATTCGGAACAGTCAGCGCCGGCAGAGTGGTGCGCCACTCGTGCGACATCCGCCGCTGCGTAGAACATCTTCTGATCGGCTCTTCGGCCGACAACCATCGCGATATGGTAGTCCGTGGGCGCGCCGTAACGCCAGCGCAGATGAGCGCGAAAATGAAGGCGCTTGGCCATCGTCCGCCACCGCCGAAGCGAACACTCAACCCAGAGCAGGTTCGGCTGGTTCGGATGCGGGTCAAGGCTGGCGATACGCACCAATCGATTGCTGACGATTTCGGCATTTGTCGGCAATCGATCACGATGATTGTCGGCGGGAGAACCTATACGGATATCGCGAGCGCGTGAATCAACTAACCGTCACGCAACCTTCGGACACTTGCAGTACCCGCACAAGGCCGTAGCGCTCGGGATTCGCCCCTGTCGAATCTCGCAAGCGCCGCGCAGCCCTCGATCTACGACCGCGCCATAGCAGACGTCACCGATCTCGTCGCCCTTCCCGCCCTGCACTTGGTCATCCTTGAAGCGCGAGATGAGGTAGCGCGGCTTGATGAATAGGTCGGCGTCGGGCCTATCGCCGTCAGGCTTCTTCTTCGCGAGCCGCGAGTCGTCTGGATTCAGGTCGACCGCCATCAACAGGTCGCGCAACTTCCGCCGAGCCGCCGCAACTTCCTTCGCGACTTCGCCGGCCACGAAGCGGAGGTGAGCGTGGAGTGCCTTCTTCCGCCATTCCTGCTTGACAGCGTCGTCCTCTTTCACCTGCTCTTCGATCTCGTCGCGCTCGTCGAGCGTGAGCGCCGATGCGCGGAGTTGATCGCGTAGATCATCTCGCACGCGCCCATCGGCGTTCGACACGATTTCAGGCCACTTCACGGCGTCGACGTCGGCTACCACCATTCCTGTTGGCAGGTCAATCCTCACGTCAGCGTCGCCCCTGACGCCACGCGCGAGCGTCTGCGCGCTCATCAACGTCTTGCCTGCGAGCGTGCCCGTGTAGTCGACGTAACACAAAATGAGCACACGAATCTCGACGTCTGTCAAGCGCTTCAGCACTCGTGCAAGCGCTGTGAGGTGCGGGTCGGGTGTCGGCAATCGGTGGACGCCTTCGCCACGCGTTGTGCGCTCGCCGACCATGTGAGGTACGCGCGGGACGAGCTTGTCGCAGTCGGGTCGCCATGCTCGGAGTGCCTCGATCTCATCGCGCCATCGCGAGTCTGGGTCGCGAGCTGCGCGCTTGGCCCATCGCTGGCGCATTCGGACGAGCGGCGACGTCTCGTCTTCATCCTTCCCCTTGCGATCGTTGGCGCGGACGGCGTCGGCCTCGACCGCCATCGAGAGGAGCGGGACTGCGATGCCTTCGACTAGGAACGAGTCGAGTTCTGCGACGGCGCCAGCGATCTTGTGGACCTTCGCCATCGCCTCGGTGTCGGCCTTCGCACGGGCGGCAAGCGCGTCGAACGCCTCCTCATTCGCCTTGGCGAGCGAGTGTGGGCGCCCCTCGATCTGAGCGCGCTCGATCGTCTCGGCGGATGTCTTGCGGCGGCCCATCACGCGCTCCGCTTCTGCTTCACGTCGGCGTGCCGCTTCATCGCTTCGAGGCAGCCGATGCACGCGTCCATGCGATTCGCAACGATCGTCGCAGGCCCGTGGACCGTCACCGACGCCAGCGCGCGACCGCAGTAGGTCCGGTTCAACATGCTCGGTTCGACGGCGTGGACAACGTGATACTTGCTCACAAACGAGAGCCCTTGACAGACAGCATCGTCCGAGACGGCGTCCCGATGGCGATGATTGCCCGCATCTGGTGGCAGCCATCGCAGATCGAAACGAGTCCGTCAGCGCTCGCGACACCACCTAGTTTGTGAGACGCGTTCGGCAGGCAGTCAGCGCACAGTTGGACCTGAGTTTTCGGTTCGTTCATCGCATTCGCTCCCGGCCCTTATAGGACATCCACTGCCACCCGAGCATCGAGCAGACGCCGGCCATCGCGATTGCCTGCCTCACGCCGTCGGGCAGAAAGTAGCAGACGATTGATGCGACGAGGCACCCAATTCCAGCTTGCATGACTTCAACCAGCTTTCTCTCGCCCCCGCGCCAACACCTCTCGCATGAACGCGAGTTGCGCAGGACGCATCGGTAGGCGAGCCACGAATCGTGACAACTTTTCCCTGTTCGTTCCGATCAGTTTTGCATATTCCGACAGGCGACCAGTTCCGATCTGCGCCCTGAACCACGCAGCCTCTTGGGCAGTTGCCGCTTTGCTCGCATCCAAAACCATAGCGGGATAGCGCTGGTCTTGATTCTCGGCGGCGATCGAGCGGTAGAGGTCGACGGTGTTCTTTCGTTGCGGGATGCGCGCGATGAAGGTAAGGAGCGCGTGAACGCCGACGCCGAATCTGGACGCTACATCGCGCACCGAGGCGTGGAGCGCGGCGTTGCGAAACCAGGCCACCTCTTCAGGTGTCCCGACGTCGGTAGGGCCAACGGAGTCCTTACGTGTTCGGTTCGGCATCCGGCGCTCCTTCGGCCGCGAGCAGACGCGCCTTCTCCCTTCGGAACGCTTTGATCGTGGCGAGTTGAACGTTGCGGCCCACCTCAATATCTCTAAGCACGGACTGCGACACGTGCATGACGTTCGACGCCTGCTTCCGCGAGCCGCACTTCTTCGAGAGCCTGAGCGCGAATGCGACGTCATCTTCGTTGGGCTTGACGAGGCTCATTCGTCGGACTCCACGACCGCCATGACGGCGTCCTCTTGCACGATGGCAAGTCGGTCGCTGTCGCCGGACGCTTCGTGCAGCCGCTTGTCCATGCAGACGACGCGATCGCCGACAGCGAGCGGGATAGGCAGGCGCGAGCCGTCTTCAAGCATCTTGCCGGGACCGAGCGCCTTCACCCGCCCGACCGAATATCGGAAGTCCGCCGACGCGGTGCGCGGGATGAAGATGAGGCCGCTCTTTTCAGCCGCCGGCTCGTATTCGACGAGTACGCGATCGCGAAGGAGGCGCGTGGCGAGGACGGTTTCGTCGGTGGCGGTCATGCTGCACTCGCTTCGATGGGTTTTCGCCTCAAGGTGAAAGTGCCGTCCGTGTGTTCCCACACCGGAATGACACGCAGGCGAAGGCCGCGCTTGCGCGCCCACTCGCGCATCCGATCTGCGTGATGCTGCGCCTGTTCCTGGTCGATTTGTGCGACCAATTCCTTCGCGCTCCACTCGGTCATGTCGCAAGCCTCATCGCCGCCGTGGCCGTCATCGGTCAACCAGTAGGTATGGCCGTTGCCCTTCGCTCGAATAGCGAAGCGACGCCACGGCGGATCGAGGAAGCGCGGCATTTTAGGCGTCCGCCGCGCTCGGCGCCGCATGAGCGTCGGGCTTCGGCGCTTGCGCGGCGTCCCACTTGTCGACGTACTTCTGGCCGTCGCTCACGTCATCGGCGCCGCCGTGCGTGAACGTCGCCGACGTGATCGTGTGCCCCGCGTCGCGGAGTTTTTGCACGAACTCGGCGGCCATCTTGTTGGCGTCGTAAGCGAGGCTCGGGTTGTGGTGGCAGCCCGTGCCTTGAACCGTGATGTTCCAGTTGCCCATGGTCGTTCTCCTCGTTGGTTCAACAGCGGTAGAGAGTCTGCTCGTCGGGGCTCACGCCGCCGATGATCGGTTGGCTCGCCTTCGAGCCCTTCAGCGTTTCGATGGGATGCTTCTTCTTCGTCGGCTTCGCCTCTTCTGGCGACGTCGGCAGCGGCGGCGCATGCGCCTCGCTCAACGCCTCTTGCTGCGCGGCTGGAAACGACGGGTCGATCTCGTGGATGAAGACAAGCGCAAGGTGACGTCGAATCATGTCGGCTTGCGCAGACGAGATGGGGCCGCCCTCGCGCAGTTCCATGAAGCCCTGCAACCAGTAGCAAAAGTCGCGCGACGTCATCACGACTTCGCCTTCATCCGCTTTTCGACAACGAGAAGCGCGCGAACGACGGCGCGATTGCGAGCGCCGCCAGCAACGGTGCGCTCTGCGGCACGAGCCGCGCGCTTGACGCTGCGACGCTGGTCGGCCTTCGCGTAAGCGATGGCGCGCACGGCGTTGTAGGCTGACATCGGCTTGTAGTTGACGTGAGTGCCGGTCGCTTCACCGCCGCACTTCTCGCCGCGACCGAGGCCGCCCTTGGAGCCGCCGCCACGGAACTCGCCGCGCACCTTGCGCTCCTGTTCCTTCATGCCAGGCATCGCGGACATCGCCGCGACGGAGGCCATGATGCCGAGCAATGCCGACCGATTCATTCCCTTACTCATCTCGTCTCCTTCACGGCTCCTGCATGTACATCGTTGCCCAATCATACGGATCGATCTTGCGGCGGATGCCTTCGAGTGCGAACGTTGGCCATCGCGACGGCCACACCGATTCGCCACTGCTATCAAGCGCCGGAATCTTGATCTGCTCCCACGGCACTCCACGCGCCTTCGCCTTGTAGAGTTCTCCGAGCACGTCATCCTCCATCCAACGATTGTCGCAGACCACGATCGAGCAGTCCGGCATCGCGCGGGTGAAGAGTGTCTGGTCGATCCATTCCAAAATCGCCCCACGCTTCACCCGGTTGTCGGCGACCACTCGATCTTTGATCGGCGAATCGAGCACGATCAGATCGGCTCCGACGCCGGTCAACGAACCGCCAACGCCGCACGGAACGATTCCGTGTTTCCACGCTCCGACGCCGACGCTCGAATCGCCGGCCTGGAGTTGCGAGACCTTGGCGCCGGCCAACTTGTCCGAATAGGTGGCGTAGATGAACGAGCCCGACTTCCGCGCCTCCGACATCCACGCAAGCGCGTGCAGCAAGGTCGACGATCTCGCGAATCGTGGAGGTGCAGCGATGGTCGCGAAGACGCGTTCACCGGAACGGATGCGCTCGAAAGCATCGAACACTGGCGCCATGTGCATCGGCGCCTCAAGCGCTGGCGACCTGTGCGTGATGTAGTCGGCGAGAGAGGTCACGCTTGCCCCGCAACCATCTCGACACGCCCGCGCAAGATGTGGCCGAGCAAGAAGATCGCGTCGTAAAACGGGTCCAGTTGCGCCGCCGTGCCGTCCCAGATCGAAGGGAAGCCTTTCGATTTCGATCGTGTAGCCGGGATCTCTGTCTGCGTTTCGTTGGTCATGTTCCGTGCCTCTTCCGTGAAGATTCTGCCACCGACGACGCTGATTCGCGTATCGGACCGTCAGAACCTAGCGATCGCGCTCAGTCTGTCAACTGGCGCTGGCAGCGATGCGTCCGTAGCTCACGCGCCGTCGTGGCGCCTCGTCGTCTTCGCTGTCGACAGCCAGGAACGAATCGAAGCCGTTTCTGCTCTCGCCGAAAAGGTCGACGCGAGTTTGCTCTTCGCACGGTCGACAGACGGCGAACGGCATCGATGTGGCGATGGTGACTGTCGCTGGAGCCTTGCAGCAACGGAGGCAGATGCGGTTGGGCGGACCCGTGTTGTGCTTTTCCATGGGCCGAAGCATAATGTCGTTCTGCGATTCACGCAAGTGGTCGATTTGCCAGTTGACAGGATTCTTTGGGGTGACCATGTTGGCGAAGTCTCTCGATACGGAACCAAGGAACAAGAGGAACGAACATGAATCTCGCTCAGATCCGCACGCAAATCGCAAACGTCGTTCAGTCGTCGAAGGACGCACTCGCGAGTTTCGATGCGATTTTCAGCGGCGTCGGCAACGCGCCCAAGACGTCCGCCACGGTCACGCCGGCAAAGAAGCGCGGTCGCCCCGAGAAGGCGAAGGCCGTCGCGAAGACCAGCGCCAAGGCGTCGAAGGCTCCCAAGGCGAAGGCAAAGAAGGTCGCGAAGGCGAAGTCGGCGACTCCGCATCCCGCGTCGCGCGCGCTCGGCAACGCGTCCGAGATTGACGCCGCGCTCGTCGGCGCGCTTCGAAACGCAGGCGAGCCGCTCGGAAAGGCCGCTTTGCTCGTCGCCGCCGGCCTCGCAAAGACGCACGAGGCTCGCGCCTCGGTCGCCCTGGCTCGCCTGAAGAACGACGGCGCGATCTCGATGAACGGCTCGCGACGCGGCGCGACTTATGAGTTGTCGACCCGCTCGAAGTCGAACGGCGCCTCCACGCATCCGGTCGTCGAGACCACCGCCAACACGAGCGCTTCCGCCGAAGCGTGAGCCTGATACGACGACGGCGACCGGGTTGAGCCTGGTCGCCGTTTTCGTTTTGTCAGACCACCTCCACCGTCAAGTCGTTGCCGGCCACCAGTCGCAGAACATCAACGAGCCGCTTCCTCTCTCCGATCAGCGCCCCGGCGGCGACACGGATCGCGCGCCAGTAGTGAACGCCGCACGCGCCACTCTCGCTCTGCCAGGTCTTCGACGCTTCGATCATGTAGCGCCCGCAGGTCGTGAAGTAGACCCATGCGCCCTTCGCAGCGCGCTTCACTTTGGCGCGACCGACGTTAGGCAGAGGGAAGAGCGGCTCGGTCATGACGATTCCCGTGGATCATACCCCAACGCCTCGCGACAGAACTCAGCGATCGCCACCCACAGATCGCCGAACACGTACGGCGGGTAGTCGGCGTCGAAATCGAAGCGTGCGATGCGTGCGGCGTCGATGTAGGCGGTCGACCAGTCATCGCAGCCGACGCATACCTTATAAACGGCCATCCTGCCGTCGTACGATCCAGCGTGTCTCGCATACGCCTCGCCAACCGAGATCACGCATTGGCATTCCCAGCATCGGTGCGACTTACGCGCCTTCAGGCGAGCAACTGTCGAGAAGTCGGTCATCGCCTCTCCATCTCGTAATTGGCAATCCAGCACACGCGGGGGTCCGGAGGCGCCAACTCCGCCTCCCGCATCGCCGCCCGTCTCAGCACGCGCAGATACGTCACGATCTCCACGAACGCCTGCGCCGCATCGTTCCCGCGCGCCGCATCCGATTCGAGCATCGCTACGTTCGCAGCATCGGCCGCCAGCGCGTTCATGTCCTCGAACCTCTCCCGCGACGTCTCCCGGTTCAACGCGTTGTGGATCTTGTGGCTCCACACGATCATCGCGGCACCGGCGCGATTGGCGAAGGCGAGCGGCAGTCGATGCGCAGGCACCCGTTGCAGCCCGGTGGCGCGAAGATGCCGACGAGCGCGAACGTCGACAGCATGACGATGAACACGACGTCGGACCAGCGCTGGTAGAGTTGCTCGCGGAAGGTCATTCATGGCCTCCGATACAACAACACCAGCCCTTTTCGTCCGGCGTAGAGCAGACCGGCAGCACACTGTAGCCTTTCAGCCGCGCGTTGTGGCAGGCGATCTTCACTTCCTCAACGGTCATCGGCACTCCGTTTTTCAGAAGGAACGGCGCGATGTGGCGCCGAATATAAGCATCGCCGAAGCGGTCGCAGGTCGCGTCCATTTGCATGCCGTTCGGGGTCGTCATGCCGCCTGCCACTTCTCGAATTGAGAGAGCAGAGGCTTCGTGTCGTAGCCGACACGCATCGGGATCATCTCGACGCTGGATACGTATGACGAGCGCGCCACACGACCTGACACCGCGTCGATATACATCGAGAACGTGCCGTCATCGGTGTGGAAGCACCACGCTGGGATACCGGCGTCAACGATCTGCTTCTGGTATTGCGCAGCCAGCGCCGTGTCGATTCCGATCTTCGGGCACGCGTGCTTGTTGCCCAGCGCTTTGACGATATCGAGCCAGCCGGAGTAGTCGTGCGGCGTAACATCGCATCCACGCCCCGTCGTCTTGTAGCCAAGCAGCGTGAGCCGCAGGGACGCCTTATGCGCCGCTGCCAGAACGCCCTCGAAATCACTCATTGGGCGACAACCCATCACGAACTGCACTGCGGCTCGGCGAGAACCGTGACACATATCGTTCGTCTCCACCTTCTTCGCTTTCAATGCTGCGGCGAACCTCCGAACATCGTCGCCAGTTTCAACCGAGAACGCGAAGGAGCCGATGACTGCGTTCAATCGACGAAACGTGTCGGCATCCTTGATCCACGCCAGCGAACGCGTCGTGAAGTTCGGCACGACGCCTTCCCTTCTGAGCAACTCGCAGAACTCGACGAACTTCGGGTGCAGCGTTGGCTCTCCACCGCCAATCGCCGCCTCGAACACCCGTAGATCACCAAGCGCATACGCGATCGAACTCATCGCGTCCCACTCCGCGTGAGCGCCAGTCGGCGTCGACCCCTGGTAGCAGTACGTGCAGCCGAAGTGGCACTGATCGGTGATTTTGATGTCGATCAGTTCAGGCGCGAATGCCTTTGTCGGAGCGGGCGCCTTCTCGTCGAACGACATGCGGATCTTGGCGCCGCTCCCACGAGAGAAAAGCGACCAGTAGTTCCCCTTGGCATCGAATCGCGCCACCGGGCTTTCCGTCTCTCGACCGAGACCGAGCCCAGCGTTGGCGCCGCTGCCGGCCATCGGGTGTCCATCGCTGTTGTCGTTGCCGCCGAGTACTACGACATCGTCGCGCAGCACGTGATCGCGCCACGACTGCGCGAAGTCGATATCCAATTCCGCGCCATCCCACGCGCGAGGCAACGCGATGTGGCTCTGGTGATCGACGCCGATTTCGTCGCTCCCCACGACGCCACTTATCGCCTCCGCAATCAGTTTCGCATTGCCTGCGTCGCACCCGATATTGCGGAGCGCCGTCGACATCTGCGCGTTGATGTAGAGCCGCTTAGACTCGGCCGACGAGAGCGTGAAGTCCTCCCATCCGAACATGTCGTCGTCGAAGTTGTCCCTCGGACGCGACTTGTTGACGAAAATCATCGAGTGAGACGACGACGAATTGGTTGCGTGCCCAAGCCTAACGTTATGGATCTTCATGTCGCTCTCCTTGGCGGCGGACTCATCGGCATGCCGCCTGAAATCTTCATCGGCCCCAGCTCGGCCGCACGCTTCACTTGCGCTGGCGTCAGCGGTGTCGGCTCGTCGAAGTCCGCGCCGAGCCCGAAGCGTTCGATCATCTCGTTGACGACGCCACGCTGCCGTTCGGTCAGGCATGGGTACCGGTCAAGGCTCTGGCGCATGTCCTCCAGCATCACCGTCTGCGCGTCGGAGAGATTCTGGTCGAGTAGCGCATTCAACACGCGGACGTCGCGAGCGCGGTTCACTTGGCCCTCTTCATGGAGCGCATGCAAGCAAAACAGCGTCTCGGCGACGAGTCAAAAATGTTCCGCTCGCTCGTCGACTCCGCATTCGGCGCGCGCGTTCCGCAGATGCGCAGGTATACGCCGCTCTTCAGGACGCTGAAGTGCAGGACGCCGTAGTGGAGTTTCTTCGCTGCCACTCTCACACCCTCTGCTGGCCAAGCGGGAGTTGCGTCGGGCGCGTCCACGCCTTTGCGGTAAGCATCGCGCGGGTGAGCAGGATGCGCGCGACCTCGGAGACACCAGCATCGCGCCCCGGCTCGGCCGCGTTCATCCGGTCAGCCTCCGAGGAAAGCCAGTCGCGCAACTCGTTCGGCAGTCGGATCGCCAACGCGGTCGTCTTCGTCTTGGAATCCAACTCGGCGACGTAGGCGTCCGCCTCTGGCTCGACAGTTACTTCGATCACTGGCTGGCGGACCTTCAGTTCGTAGTCCTTGATGAGCGACTCGACAAGGACAGATCCTCGGATCACGCGTTTGCCGTGCGTGATCGAGCGCACGCGTGGACGACCATCGCTCAACACGTCATCCGCGCATTCAACGATTGTCGTGCGCGTGGTCGGCGGTTCTCCGTCCCTGGCCCTGCCGTGGATCGGCTCGCCGTAGGTGACTTCATAAATCACAGATCCAACGTTGGCGCTGAATCCGGTCGCTGACCAGTCCACGCTCAGTGATCCCCTTGACATCGTGGCTCCTTTTCGTTCACGAACTACGCAGCAGTCACACCGTAAGCATCGTCGCCGCTCCGTCAAGTCCAGCGAGAAGGTCGGCAGCGCGCGCTTGACGACCGGCGCGACGTGCTTAGGTTCTCGCTCGGAGGCAACGATGGTCACGCAAGACAAGGACGGCAACGCTCACTGGATCTGCGACGCCTGCGAAGGCGCCGGAGAGGTGACGGCCGAGATCGACCACTGGTCGTACAAGTACGACTGCCACTATCAGACGACGCGCGCCGGCGAGTGCGACGCCTGCAATGGTCGCGGCGAGACCGACGATACGATGGCGCACGACTGGTCGGAGCTGGAAGCCGTATGCAACTGCCTCAAGTGCGTTCAAGCGGCTGAAGAGGACGACGGCGCATTCGATGGGTTGCCGGTTTTCGCACCGATGATGGAGGCATGAATGGACCCCGCAGAACGAGAGATCGCGCTACTCGAAGAGCAACTGGACGACGCGACGCCTTCGCAACGCATCGAGATCCACCGCGCCATTCGCGACATCGAGCGCGAGTGCGCAGAGCAAGAGCGCTGGCGCGAGCAAGGTCGCGATAGGGGTTGGCGATGAGCGCCCATCCTTACACACCGGCTGTCGACCTGATCGAGAAGGCGCTAGCCGCCGCTCGTGAGGCGTCGCGCGAGGCCGACTCGCTCCGAGAGAAGGCTGCGAAGTGGGACAAACTCTCGCCGACCGCTCGCCGACTGATCGAAGACGTCCAAGATATGCTGGTCGATCGTGAGACCAACACGACCACGCTCGAAGAGGACGTCATCAAAACGATCAACACGATCGAAGCGGTTTTTCTGGCCGAACTGCACGCGAATACGAGGAAGCGATGAAGAAGCAAGACGACGACGAGATGCCGGAAGATGAAATGCCTGGATTCCTTTTGGGCGAACTCGACGAGATGGAAAGTCAAATGAACGACTTGGCGAAGTACGCCGCGAACTTCGAGGCGCTCTCCGCCGACTCGAAAGCGGCGATCGACAAGATCGTGAGTTGCACCGCAGCGGGCGACCAGGACGGCTTCTATGACGCGCTCAACACGTTCAAGGCCAGCGCGCGCAGTTCGTACTTCGACGCGCGGAGTCGGCGATGAGGCAGGCAGGCGACATGAAGCGATGCTCGACGTCGGGATGCAACGACTACCCGGTGCGCAACGGCGTCTGCCTCGAACATCTCATCGGCGCCGCGCGACTCAATGCGCGCACGGGCGTCGCCGCGATGGAGGCCGGCGTCATGTCGGCGATGGTGACGATCAACGCACTTGCCGGTCAACTTCACCTCGAAGAGATCGAGCATGAACGCACCCAGGCCGCGCTCGTTGAGGCGCAGGACGAGGTTGAGGCGTTGAAGGCGAGGCTGGCCGGGTATGAAGAACTGGACCGGATCGCTCGTGAGTGTGACAACAATCCCATGCGCGAGCCGGGTGAGCCATGACCCCCGAAACCGAACTTGCCGTCCTGAAGGAGCGGCAGCGCTGTGCGGCGATTCTACGGCGATACGCGGTTCTTATCGTTGGGCGCGCGAATCGCAGAGACAAGATGGAGATGGCGGTCGCCAACGGAATGGCTGACGCGTTCAACAATCTGGCGACGAAGGTGATCGATGACGGCGACGTTACTGCGGAGATGCTGAAGCCGTGACCGACGCCGAAGATACGCTCGACGACGAAGACGTCTGTGGCCTCTGCGGAGAGCCGGGCGCCGACAAGTTTCCGCATCAGAATTACTGGCCTACGGAGCGCCGTCCCGACGCTCGATTCGTTCACGCCGACTGCGAGCAAGAGGAGTGCGGGCGAGCGTTCGTGGAGTACCGCCAGCGCGTCGGCGAGGAGGGCGTCAGCGCTTTTCTGAGGAGCATCCGATGACCGACCTCACCGTCTCCGAAGCGCTAGACTTCTTCGGTGTCGTCTTTCGAGGCAAGCATCACATCGACGCGGCGCTCAATAGCGAAGGTGGCGTCCACTGGATCAACCGCTACACCGGCGACATGGGTCTCTGCACGTTCGACGGCAACGAGTTGACGCGCTTGGTCTTGCTGGCGCATGAGCGCTGCATCCGCGTCTCCGTCGGACCGAGCGGCCCGCGCATGATCAAGATCACGATCACCGGACGCGATCCGTCGAGCGAAACGATCATGTGCGGCCATCCGACGATCGAGCAAGCGATTGGCTCGTTCAGGGAGAACCGCTTCGGGCAACTCAGTCACGTACTTGGGAGGAAACGATGAGCGAAGGGTGGCGACGGTTCACGACGGTGGGGCAACTGCGGAAGGATCTCGAAGGCGTCGAGGACGGCCTGATCGTGAGAGTCCGCGTTCTCAACCAAGCAACGCAGGAAGAGGCGTTCGGTCCCGTTCGGATGGCGGAACGAGTCGCCGTGGACGACGAGGACGAGCAGTTCTCCGACGGGCCGGTCTTTCTCATCACGGCTGAAGACGAGTCGTATGGCGATGAGGACGAACTGTGACCGGCGAAGAGCGCAACACGCACTCCGTCATCGAGGTGGCGACGATACTCCACGGCACGTCGACCGGCTCCTACGGCAACGTCATGCGCGACGAGTTGGACGCTAAGGCTGCGTGGCTGAAGTCACGAATCGAAGAAGGCTGGAACGAGCCGTCGACTCACTACGATCATGCTGTGCGTTGGATGGCGCGCGAATCACTCGCCGCCCATCAGAGAGCGTCGGATGTCGAGAACGGGCAGCCGACGCGTGATTGGCTCGTGCTCGCCGTAAAGAGCAGTCTTCAGCACTTCATGCTGTGCTGGTGGCGCGAAAAATCGCAGGGCTACACCTACAACTTCGACGAAGCAGGCCGCTACTCGTTCAAGGAAGCGGTCGACTGCACGCGCGGCTCACGCGGCGAACATGTCATCGTCGCGCTCGCTGACATTCCGACGGACCGTGTGATCCGCATCGTTCACGACGGCGCCCTTCGTCGGCTTCAGAAACTTGCCATCGACCGTGGAGATCCGACATGACGATCCACTACATGACGAGATGGGCGCTGACGGAAGGTGTCTACGAGATATATTTCGACCCCGACACTGCCGAGAAGGATGGTCGTGTGATGCTGGTCGATACGGTCGACTATGATGGCGAAAGCAGCAGTGGATATTCGCAGCCGTTCTACCTGTATCCGCACGACTATCGAACTACCGAAGAAGCGGCGATGGCTGACGCTCGTGCGCGCGCCGCCAAACGCATCGCGTTGTTGGAGAACCGGATCAAGCGGTTGCGTCCCATCGCGAATGGCGAGAAGAAGCCGAAGATCAAGCCTTGGTCCAAGCGACGCAACTGGCTCGGAAAATATTTTGATGACCTGGAGGCAGAGTGATTCCGACAGAAGAAATCGAAGCGGCGAGCGCGTGGGCGAAGAAGGCGCGCGCTTTCACCGTTAAGGCGTGCGGCGGAACGGGGAAGGCGAAGTGACCGCCCGCTCCGAAGTCGTGCAAGCGCTGAATTGGGCAGCCGATGAGAAAACGTCAGCGTGGACGATTACGCGCTGTCTGCTTATTGCCCTCGCGACCGGCAAGTTGAAGTCGCGTCGCCAACTCTGGCTCGGCAACGACGCGCGTATCGCACTGAAGCGGGACGCGATCCTCACCATCGAGCAAGAGGAGATCATGGTCGTCGCGTGGAAGGTGTCGAGAGAGGAAGGACGGAAGCGATGAGTTACGCTCGATTTTCGTACGCGTCCGTCTACGTGTTTCACAACAGCAACAACCAGTTGGAGTGCTGTTCGTGCAGCATCGAGCCGACGCGGCTGTTCCTGACGACGTTCCGATCGCAGATGATCGCTCACCTTCGGAAGCACGAGGAAGAAGGCGGCGACGTGGCGGGCGTGCCGGAGCGACTCGAAGACGAAATCGCTGGAATCGGCGACGATGTCACTGACGAAATCGGGAGGCACGCGGTTCGATGAGTCTCGGACCGTGGACGCTACTCGTCGGCACCGGCGGACGCATGGAGCGGCGCAATCGAAGCCGGATGGTTATGCGCGTCTGGTGGGATAAGGCCGATACGACGTGGCGGTGGCTGGTCGACGTTACGATGCGCCACTCGATTAGCGGGAGCACGGGGACGCAGCAGCGAGCTTGTGAAGCGGCGGACGCCGCGTGGGAGAAGCGATGAGCTACGACATATATCTGCGCGGCGAGAAATGCGACAAGTGCGGGCATGCGCCAGAAGAGCCGGACTTGCCCAATCCGACGTACAACCTGACGCCCATCTTCGACCTCGCGCTCACCGGCGAGCCGCTGCCGAATGCGGACGTCCCAGAGGGCCATGTTGTTCTCCTCGGCGCCAAGACGGACCGGCCGCGCGGACTGCGACTGCTGTCAGGCCGCAAGGCGTCTGACACGAAGGCGATGTTGGCGAATGCGCTGGCGCGACTACGCGACCCGGCGTGGCACGACCGTTTCGTAGCTTTGGAGCCGTCGAACAAGTGGGGCGACTTGAAAGGCGCGGTGCGGGTTCTCGAAAAACTCGCCATCGCGGCTGACGAGTATCCGGGCAACGTGTGGGAGATTCATTGAGATGAGCGGCTGCGCCATCTGCACGTTCCCGCTCTTCAGGACGGAGCACTACGTCTGCCGGCCGTGCGTGAAGCGCGTGGGGTGGGAGCATATCGATGAATCGTCTGCGCCCATCGACCGCGAGACCGCCGTGAAGGTCGCCAAGCGCATGCGGCGCGACGGGCGGACCATGAGAGACATCTCCAACGTGCTCGCGGCGCTGAGGTATTTCAGGCCGTCTGGGTTCAGGCTGACGACGCTGGACGTGATGAAGTTGTTGGACTCATGAACGGCATGCGGCTGCACCTCATTTCGCAAACCGCCACGACGGCCGGCAATTTGTGTCATGCCGTGCTCGGTGATGATAGGTACACGCTCTGCGGCAAGCCGTGTACGAAATGGTGCCGATGGGGTGCCGGAGTCGGCACAATGGCCAACGTCAACTGTAAGCGATGCCGGAAGATGATGGCGAAAAGCGGTGAACTGTAGTTGACATCCGCGCAGGATGGTTATGTTGCGGAGATGGCGACACGAAAGAAGACGGATGCGATGGGGCAGGCGGAGTTGGGCGGCGGGGAGGGCTCATCGCATGGACTCATCCTGTCGACGCTCGAAATTCAGAACGTCAGGTCGATCACGAGGGCATCATTCGAGTTCGGTCCGATGGGCGCTGTTTTTTCGGGGGCCAGCGGGGCTGGGAAGAGTTCCGTGTTGAAAGCGGTTCTCGCGGTCCTTGGTCGCGCCGGTTTGGACGGGAAAATCGTGCGCAATGGCGAAGACGAGGCTCGCATCGAGATCGGCTTCAGCAACGGCGCGACCGTCGTCCAGAAGCAGAAGAAGGGCGGCGGCGCGGAGCCACCGAAGTTACTGCGCGATGGCGTCAAAGGCGGCGTGAGCGATCTGCAATCGATGCTCGGCATCGGAGCGCCGGTCTTCGACGTTATATCGTACGCGAGCCTCGACAAAAAAGGCATTCGCGCGCACGTCTTGGGGTGCATGCCTATGGCGCTCACGCCGGCATTCGCGGCGAAGTTTGCGCCTGACCTGCCGACGCACTTCACCTTCGAGGGTCACGGGTTGGAGGCGTTGGCTCGTCTCGAAAAGGTCTACTACGACCGCCGATACGACGCGAACCGTGAAGCGGACAGGGCGAAGTCGGACGCCACGCGCGCCATCGACGCTGCCGAGTTGGCATCACGCGGAGTCGCGGATGATGCGCCTTCGGTCGCCGACGCCGACGCGAAAGAGCGTGAGGCCGTCACCGCGCTCGCCGTGCTCCGCGCCGAAGCGTCGTCCGCCGACAAGGCGCGCGTCCAGCGTGATGTCACGTGGTCATCGATTCAGCGCAAACGTTCTGACGCAGAGAAGGCGATCGACGGCATCGAGCCTGTCGACCCGTCGCGATTCGCTGACGGTGAAGCGGCGCTCTCCGCCGCGAAGAAGAAGTTGGTCGAGTCAGAAGCGCTCGTCGTCGCCACGACCGCTCGCCAGAAGACCGTCATCGATCGCCACGCCGAAGAGCGTGCGGAGATGGAGCGACGCCACGCCGTCGAACGCAACGAGCAAGATGGCGATGTCGACGAGGCGCGACTGCTCGACGCCGCGAATCGACAGGCGGAGCACAAGATCCTCGCCGGCATCGCGACGCTTCGTGAACGAGACGAGGCGTACAAGCGCGCCATCGCCCGCGCTGCGGAGTTGACCGCAGATGCCGACGAGGCGGAGCGCGCACTTGGAGCCACCGATGCGGCCAGCGTGTCACCGGAAGCAATCTCCGACGCGGAGGCGCGCATCGAGGCCGCACGAGTGGCGTGCGCCGCAGCTCGTCGTGCGGAGGCGGCGATGCTGGCGAAGAAGACGGCGGCCGACGCTCGCGCGAAAGCCAAGGCGTCGGTCGAGGCAGCCGAAGCACTCGACAAGATCGTGGTCGCGCTTCAGAAAGACGCGCCGGCCGCGCTCGCGATGGAAGCCGGCGGTATCCCCGGCATCCGCGTCACCGCCGACGACATCACCCTCGACGGCGTGAGCCTTATGGAGCGTAGTAGCGGAGAGCAGTTGCGAGATGGCGTCACTTTCGCGAAGCGTCTCGGCGCGCAGTCCAACTGGCGCGTGCTGTTCATAAATGACCTTAACAGGTTGGGGCCATCGGCCCAGCTTGATCTGCTCCGCGATGTCTGCGGCGACGGCTGGCAGGTGCTCGCCACGATCACCACTGACGACAAGACGCTGACGGTTCACGCGATCGATGAGAAGTATCTGTCAAAGCAGGAGTAAGCCTTGAGGACTGGCCGCCCAAGAATTGACGTGTCTGGTAAAAAGTTTGGGATGCTGACGATCTTGTCGCCTGACGGCAACATCGGGAAGTCCCCAGCGTGGTCATGTATATGCGATTGCGGGAATGTTGTCACCAGGTCAATCTGGTCGATCCAATCCCTCAGCGCTTATTCTTGTGGATGTACAAGGCGTCCGAGAAAAACGGACGCGATGCCTCAGTTGGGCATGTCCGGCACGCTCAGGGAGAGCAACGAATACTATATCTGGCACGACATGAAACGCAGATGCGAAGACCGGCGCCGCAAGGAGTATCACCGGTACGGCGGAAGGGGCGTACGTGTTTGCGATAGGTGGCGACTGTCTTTCAGGGACTTTCTGCAAGACGTTGGGCCTAGGCCGACGCCCGGCCATAGTCTAGACAGGTTCCCAAACCAGAACGGAGATTACGAACCGGGGAACGTTCGTTGGGCGACGCAGAAGGAGCAAACAAGGAACAGAAAAAGCAACACGTACCTGACGTGTGGCGGCGAGACGATGTTGATGATGGACTGGACCAAGAGAACAAGTTTCGGCCACGGGATGATCAGAACCAGACTGCGTCTTGGATGGACTGAGGAGGAAACTCTTTCGATCCCTCGTGGCGTATCCAGAAAGGCGTACTACCGTGGCACTCACTGAAGAAGACAAGGCTCTCCGCAGGACCGGAATCGGCGGAACGGACGCGAGGGCGCTAATTTGCCCGTCTCGCTACGAATCTCCGATGACGGTATATTTGAGCAAAGTCCACCCGGAACGCCTCGTTGACGATGCTGGTTGGCCGGCGGAACTCGGCAACGCGATGGAGGAGCCGATCGCGCGCTTCTACGCCAAGATGACGAGATCGAAGGTGGAGCGCGTGCCGATCGTGCGCGGAGCCGAGCCGTGGATGCTCGGCTCGATCGATCGAGTCGCGACCGATGAGTACGGCGCCAAGCGCATCGTCGAAATCAAGAAACCAACGAGCCGTACTCGCCACGAGTGGAACAACGGCATTCCGGTTCGCTACTGCGTACAGACGACGTTCTATATGGGCGTCACCGGCATCCACGACGCGGATGTAGTCGCTGCCATCGGGGACGATGAGCCGCAAATTTACCCGCTACCGTTTGACGCTGACCTGTTTGCGCAAATGGTAGCCATATGCCGCCACTTCTGGTACGAAAACGTGCTCGGCAAGATGCCGCCGGCAGTCGACGGCTCGAACGCCACGGTCGATGCCCTTCGTGCGCTATTCCCGCGCGTCGGCCACGCAAAACTGATCGCCCCGTCGGAAGAGGACCTTGCGCTCGGCCGAAGGATGGCTAACGTGAAGCGGCAGTTGAAAGCGCTCGAAGAAGAGCACGACGCGATGAAGGCCGAACTGTGCGCGCGCATCGGCGATGCGAAAGGCATCGAAGGCGTCGCAACGTGGTCTGAGCGTAAAGGCAGCGTCGCGTGGGGTCAGGCCGCGAAAGCGCATGGCATCACCGAAGCGATGGCTGAAGCGTTTCGCGGTGAGACAACCAGGACTTTTTCTCTGTTGATGAAGGACGAGGAGTGAACATGGCGAACGGATCAAACGACAGCGAGTACGGTATGTCGCGCGTGGAGCCGCAGGCTGCTGGCACGATGAGCCGGCAAGACGGTAGCGGCGGCAGTGCGATCACGCGCATCGCCGAGACGTCGGCTTCGGTGCTCGCAGAGCAGGCCCGCGCTACCATCGAAGTCCGCACGATGATGGCTTTGCGCAGGCCGCGAGATTTTGACTCAGTTCGCGCCGCTCTTTTGAAGGAATGCAAGCGCCCAGGCTTCGCTGCGGCGTCGCGATACGCAAAGCCGGTCGGCGGCGGCGAGAAAGTGCGCGGTTTCACCATTCGCTTCGCAGAAGCGGCCATTCGCTGCGCGACGAATATTGACGTGCAGACCACGGTCGTATTTGATGACGACACTAAACGAATCGTGCGCGTCGTCGTCTGCGACCTCGAATCGAACGTGCCGTACACGAGCGAGTTGAGTATCGAGAAGACCGTCGAGCGCGCCAATGGCGCGGGGCGCACGGTGCTGTTTCAGCGTCGCAACTCAAAGGGTGGCCTGACCTACGTTGTCGTCGCAACTGAAGACGAGATGGCGCAGAAGCAGGCGTCTCTCGTGTCGAAGGCGATCCGAAACTCAGCGCTGCGCCTGCTCCCCGGCGACATCCTCGACGACTGCCTGGACGTGATCGGGGAGACGCTCGACAAGGAAGACAAGACTGACCCGGAGGCGGCAAAGAAGAAGCTTCTCGATGCGTTTGCGTCGATTGGCGTTCCGCCGAGTGAGGTCAAGACATACCTCGGCACCGACGGCTCTTACTTGAGCCCAGGCGAGATGAAGGAGTTGCGCGAAATCTACGCGTCGATTCGTGATGGTGAAGCGCACTGGTCGGAGATTCTTGCTTCGCGGAAGCAAGAGCGCGCACCGATCGACGAACCCAAGTCGTCGCCGGTCGACAAGGCGCGTGAGGCCGCTGCCGCCGCCGCTGCCAAGACGAAGCAGGCGAAAGCCGATCGCCCCGCCGCGAGCGCGCAGCCAGCGAAGGGCACGAAGGATGACCCGGCGACCGCCGACCCGGAGCCGCCGGCAGATTGGAAGCCCGCGCGGGAGCCTGGCTCCGATGGCTGACATCGACTTCCACTGCGAGATGGCAATCCTCCGCATCGAAGACTACCGCGACCTAAAGAAACTCGACGCCTACTGGACGGAACTGGCGGTCCCGATCCTCGCCGACTCCACACCCGAAGACCGCGCCACGGTCGAGAACGTTTACGCTGCGCGTCGCGCGGCGTTGGGGGCCAAATGAAACCGACTTCCACCATCCCCTCCATCACGCTCCTGAAGCGCCTGGACTGCCTGTCTTTGAACCAAGCCGACCGCCAGTTCGTGACTGGCTGCCTTCTGCTCACGGACGACGCTCGTGGCTTCTCGCGCGTGCAACGCGGAATTATCGAGAAGATCGCGAAGGCTTATGGCATCGACATGAGCGAGAGCGCGTCGCCCCTTGGAGTCATCGACTTCGGCCCGATGGTGAAAATACCTCCGCCTCACAAGCCTGCGTTCGTGGCGCGCGCAGAGGCGGCGGAACTGCGAGGCGGAGCGTGAATGACAACGATTCCGACATGGTGCGCGTGGTGCGCGGGCTGTCGAATCTTCTCGTCGCAGAGGCGATGGGGCGCGGCAAGCAAACTCAGCGCGCCGACAACGCGCAGTATGAACTTGACGAGTTGCGCGAGCGGATCAAAGAGTCGGATGACGCCAACGACTACATGTGGCATGAGGTGAACGAGCTGCGCTCCATGCGCTCCCATGCCATAGAACTGCTAGACGCCTGCTCGAAATCGAAGCACACAACGCCTCGCATGGCCGCAGCAATCGACTCGCTGAAGAAGGCGTTGGGGCGGACTGAGGAGACGCCGTTTTAGCCATGGGCGCCCTCGCCTGCCACTTCTGCGGTGTCGCTGGCGTGCCCGGCAAGACCATCTTCTGCGTCCATCGCGGAGTGCCGAAGGGGAAGTGGGCGCATGGCGAGCCGGAGGATTGCATCGCCGCCCTGAAGGCGATTATCTGGAAACACAAGGATCGCGCCATGTCGCTCGGTCAACGGGAACGACGACTGAGAGAGCGCATTGAGCGGTACCAGCCATGACCACGAAGACACGCCTCTCGATGGAAGCGATGCGCGACATCGATCGCGTTGTCGGCGCCATCGGCCGAATCTCGATGTCGAAGGCGCGTGAGCTGACTGAGCGGATTGTTTTTGATGACCTACGCTTGGAGGAACTCGACCCAGCCGAACTCGGCCAGTCGGACACGGCGAGGATCGATTGGCTCGTCAACGCTTCGCCATCGCCGATGACGGGGCCACAAGTCGCCGCAGCGGTTGGACGCGAAGAGACGACCGTCGCCCCTCTCCTCTGTCGTCTGGTGAAGCAACGCAGGATCGCGAAGGTGCGTGGTGGATACGCTCGGAGGTTGCTGTGAAGCCTCTCCTCGACTGGCTTCTGCTCATCTGGCACGTCCTACGTGGAAAGCCTGACGAGCCATGAAACCTCCCGAGTCCCCCGAAGAGTGGACCGCCCTGTTCGCGCTCAACCACCCGCCGCTTGTCGAACCGTTCCGCGAGCCGCGCGTCGTGCGTGGTGACGATAAGTCGAAGCGTGGGCGCCCTATCTGCATTCATCACGCGATCCTGGTCGATTCGCAGACGCGGTCGCTGGCCTGTCGTAAGTGCGACGCGAACATCGACCCGATCGATTACCTGGCGAAGTTGGCGAACGAAGGATCATGGATCGTCCACCTCCACGAGCAGAAGTTGGCGCTCGGTGAAGAGGTGGAGCGGCTCAAGCATGAAGTCACGCTGCTGAAAGCGCAGAAGAAGCGTGCGAGCGATGACGCTGTGGGCATCCTGAAGCGCGTTGTGAAAGAACCGAAAGGCGGCGGTATAGTCGGTTGACATTCTCCGAAGCGTGGTGATGTTGCCTCCATGAACGTCACCAGCCCGCAGAACGCACCCGCCCCACGTACGCAGAAGTTCGGCCTTCCCGAAGATGCCAGCGCGCGACCCGTCGTCGTCGACGAGTTCCCGTCGTTCGCACGCATCGTCGCAGCGTCGTTCCAAGACATGGCGAAGGGCACGAACGTCTTCGTTGCTGACGTGGATGGCGACGAATTGTATGCGAGGTACCTCGCCGCATTCCCGCCTGGCACCGATCCGTTCTTCAGGAAGACGACCGAGCACGACTGCTCATGCTGCAAGCACTTCATCCGTCGCGCGGGCGCTGTCATCTCCGTCGTCGACGGGAAGATCCGAACCGTGTGGGACGAGGCCGCTGAGAGCGCTCCCGACTTCTACACCGACGTCGCGAAGGCGCTCCGAGATGCCGTTCGTGCGGCTGGCATCCGCGACCTCTTCCGCGTGGGGAAGAACGAGACGCAGTTCGGATCTCAGCAGACGCGATCGCTCGACGCAGAGACGCAGAAGACGGTCGCGTGGAGCCACTTCTTCACTGGCGAGATCCCGAGTCGCTTCCGCGCGGACTTGCCCGACACCGATCGCGGGAACTACCGCACCACCGTCCAAGTCTTCGAGCGTGGCCTCACCGAGTTGTCGCCGAGCGCCGTGGAGACCGTTGTGTCGCTCATCGAGGCGAACAGCCTGTACCGTGGTGAGGAGCACAAGCGCGCCGTCACCGAGTTCCAGAAGATGCAGCGCGAGTTCCTGGCGAAGAGCGCATCGGAGCGGCTCGTCTACGCGTGGGCGAACGCCAGCAGTCCGGCGGCGCGCTTCCGAAACACGGTCATCGGCACGCTCGTGCAAGAGCTGTCGGAAGGCAAGGACTTGGAGCAAGCGGTCAAGGGCTTCGAGACGAAGGTCGCGCCGCAGAACTACAAACGGACGACGGCGCTCATCACGCCTGGCATGGTCAAGAAAGCGATGGAGACCATCGAGGAGCTTGGCCTCGAACCCGCGCTCGAACGCCGCTTCGCTGTCATCGGCGACGTCTCGGTCAACGACGTGAAGTGGGTCGACGGCGCGGCCCGACCCTTGATGAAGGGCGGCATCGGCGACGTGCTGATGAAGCACGCGTCCGCAGCGACCGATGCTGGCAAGGATGAGGAGCGCGCCGAAGACATCTCCATCGACGACTTCATGTCCAAGATCCTTCCCGACGTCACCGGCATGGATGTCTTCTTCAAGGGCGCACACTCCGGCAACCTGATGTCGCTCACTGCGCCGGTCCATCCAGAGCCGAAGCAACTGTTCCGCTGGACGAACGACTTCGCGTGGTCCTACGGCGGGAACGTTGCCGACAGCATCAAGGAGCGCGTGAAGAAGGCTGGCGGTAGCGTTGTCGGCACGCTTCGCGTTTCGCTCTCGTGGTTCAACTACGACGACCTCGACCTGCACGTTCACGAGCCTCAAGGTCGCGGCATCGGCGGCGCGATGAATGAGATTTTCTTCCGCAACAAGCGCGGCTGGACTGGCGGCACGCTCGACGTGGACATGAACGCTGGCACCGGCCAGACGCGGGAAGCCGTCGAGAACGTCATCTGGCCGAACAAGGCGCCCGACGGCGCCTACCGGATCGTAGTCAACAACTACACATTTCGCGAGTCCGCCGACCCTGGATTCACCATCGAGATCGAGTGCGCTGGAAAGGTCTCTCACTTCTCACACAACAAGGCCGTTCGTCATGCTCAGGACATCACCGTCTGCACGATCCACATGAAGAACGGCGTCGTCGAGCGCTTCGAGCCGGGCGATGCGGGCATCACTTCGTCAGTCATCTCGCAAGACAAGTGGGGCCTGAAGACCGAGCAATACGTCAAGGTCAACGCCGTCATGCTCAGCCCGAACTTCTGGGGTGACAATGCCGTCGGGAACAAGCACACGTTCTTCGTCCTCGACGGCGCGAAGAGCGACGAGGACACGCGAGGCTTCTACAACGAGTTCCTGCACCCGCGCCTCGAACCGCACCGGAAGGTCTTCGAGATCATCGGCGACAAGACGAAGTGCCGACCGACCGAAGGGCAACTGTCGGGGCTCGGTTTCTCGTCGACCAAGAAAGACGCGTTCCTCGTCCGGGCCAAGTTCGGCAAGAAGACCCGCCTGTTCAACATCCACGTCGGCGCGTGAGCCGACCAACGCTACGGAGACCAAGACCATGAACGAGAACATCTTCGCATTCGCGACCCGCAACAAGATCCGCTTCGACTCCGTGAAGGGGCAGATCACCGTCGAGCAGCTCTGGGACGTCCCGCTCCGCTCCACCGACGGCTTCAATCTCGACGCGGTTGCCAAGGCGGCCAACAAGACGCTCAAGGACGCGACCGAGGAGAGTTTCGTTGCGACGACCCGAACGGCAGCGCACGACCGCCTGGAGGTCACGCTGGACGTTGTGAAGCACGTCATCGAAGCCAAGCTCGCCGACGAGGCGGCGGCGAAGAAGCGCGCCGACAACAAGATCGAGAAGGAGAAACTCCTGAAGATCCTCGCCGAGAAGCAGGACGGGAAACTGTCGGACCTCTCGGAACGAGAGCTTCAGCGGCGCATCGCTGCGCTGTAGGAGCGATCAGGTACACTCAGGCGTCGCGGGGAGACTCGCGGCGCCTTTGTTTTTGAAGGAGACCGACGTGACCGACCACCTACCGCCGCAGCGCTACGCCCTCTGGCACCTCGCGACCGAGTGGCCGAACGAGGACGGCGAGTTCGTCGGAGCGCGCCTGGTCCCGCTGTCCTGCGGGCACAGCATCGTGGTCGGAGCAGCGTTCGTCAAGAATCGGAAGCGGGAGTGGAAGTGCCTCACCTGCCGGAACAAGGCGAGAGATGCGATCAGGGCGGAGAGTCGAGCGGCGGTGGACATGACGCCGGTGGACGTGGAAGTCGTGGTGACCAGGAAGGGCGGTCCGCCGTGACGCTACGGGAGGTGAGTCCAGGTATGACGCATTATGACGCGCGATACGCTGCGTCTGGACATTCCAATATCTGATGCGATAACGCGCGCAATATCACCGCCCGCTGCGCGCTGTCGTATGATCGCGACCATACTATCAGTGAGGCGAGCACGCGGATTTAGTTCACCCTTCACTGGACGACTATACGTTCGCCCCTTCCGGGCGCAGTCTTTGTTGTTGTCCGCTGCCGTACCAGCGAACAGGTGCGCCGGATTAGCGCATGGCGGGTTATCACAGCGATGGCAGACGAACAGCCCGTCGATCGCGACGCCAGAGAGGGCCATCGCAACTCGGTGAGCGCTCAGCGCTTTGCCTGCGCACACAAATTGGCCGTACCCACATGTATCCAAATGCCCTGTCCACGGCCAACAGGCGTCGTGACCACCACTGTTGTCCACGCGCGACCAAAGCACGCACGCCATTGAGCAGTAGAATCTACTGATGGACATATCGTGGGTTGCGCCACAACACTTGCATGCATATACTTTCGACATCGGCGGTCCTTTCGCTGGTCGGGTCCCGGACGTTGACGCGTCGCGGGGCCGCTTTCGTTTGTGTGGATGGTAGCAGAGCGAAAGATCGGATCAAGTGAACCCGATGCGCTACGTCTTCTGAGGCGTGGCCGATCCTAGCCTCTCCGTCCGACCGCTTCGTCTGCTCTCGACCATCGGGAGAGTCTCGTTCTGCGGTTGGTTCTCGCCAAGGGGGCACCTGGCGTCGCCGAGACTCCCGAAGGGTCCCCCGGAAGGGCCACCGGAGGTGCGATCTCGCGCACTCAGGCTTCTTCGGGCGGAGTGGCTTTGAGAAGCGGCCACCTCTCTGCGAGGTAAGACGATTCGGTCGCCTACCGGCGGTCTTTCTACGCGCGCGATCCGGACACACCGCAGAGTTTGCGTCAAGCCGGATCAATTTCGTAGCACAAATGCGCCGCAGAGTGGCAGTTCAGCCTATCCCGGTTGGGATATATCCCGTTCGGGATAGTAGGTTTTCTATCTCGGTTGGGATAACCGCAACGCTATCTCTGTCGGGATAGCTGAGGCCCATCGATCTGGCTCGCGAACGAAATCGTTGACAGAGAGGCGCATTTGTGCATCGCCCCTACCTAACCGCTCCAGCCACGCCCCTCGCCGCCATTTTTCCAAGCGCGAACGCGTTCCCGTCCACGATCTCCGCCCCCGGCGGCGGCGTCCCCTCCTGTGGGCCGTCGAACTTCGGCTGCTCCTGCCTCTGCGCCGCCTCCTGAGCGCTCTTCGTCTCAGTGAGTCCCTCGGTCGCAGCGACCATCTCGTCGGCTCTCGCAGGTCGCGCTGGCGCCACGTACACCTCGACGGGGCGAAGGATCATCGCCCCCGGCTTCGGGCGATCGCGAGCCGTCATCTTCGCCCGCACGATCTCCGCGATGCCAACTCCGACACCCAAAAAGAAACTGTCGCGCCAGTTCGCGTTCTCGCCGCCGCCGCTCCACACCGAGAACGACACGGGCACGCGCAGCCCGTCCACCACTTTCGCAAGTCGAGCGTACAGCGCCGTCGCCGCGTCCCGCTGGCTCTCGGTTCCTCGGAAGAAACAGTGGAGTTTGCCGTGTCGATGCTGGACCATCAGGTCGGCGCCGCAGAACATGGCGCTGGCCTCTGCGATCATCCCCTGCCAACGTTTTGGGCTCACCAGCACCGGCTCGCGGTCAACCTCGACGTCTTGCTTGGCGGCGTTGGTGACGTCGGCGTCGTCCAGCGCGAACTCCGCCATGATGCGCTCAGCCGCCTTCGCAGCCGCCTTCGCCTCGTGGGCGCCGGCACGCTTGGCGAGACGCTTCAGATGCAGAACCTTGCGAGCCGCAGCGGACCTCGACTTCACTGGTGCTCGCACTTGTGGCAGCGCCGATGCGCGCGCCTGAACGTGCCCAGCGACATCGTATAGGTGCCAACAACGTCCAGCGTCCCTTTCGCTATGGGCCGTCCGCACACCGTCAGGAACTCACCAGGCTTCGAGTGGTCGAGCAGGTGGACGACTGGATCGCTACTATCGTCGTGAACGCTGGCGCCCATTACCTTCGCCTCACAATCTCAATCTTCACGCCGTACTTCGGCAAGCGCACTTGCTCCACTTCGTAGTGAACCAGATGGTCGTGCCTGTCGTCCACGCCGAGCCAGCGCGCCACGCCGTCGATGACGTGTTTCGCTGCGTCGAAGCGGTTCGTCGGGTCCACCGGCATCGGAGCGTAGCGTGTGATCATCACGTCGAGCGCCGGCTTGACCGCGTGCTTTCGCGCCGCCGCCGCTTTCGCTGCGATGAGCAGTTCGCGCGGGAAGTCTTTCAGGATCTTCGTCGGCCACCCGAACTTCTGCCCGAGTGCGCGGACGATCGTGATGACCTGGCCCTTCCCTTCCTTGGCGGTATTCGTCCACGAACGATGGTCGTTGCTGACCGTGCGGAGGTAGAGACCGAACGTTGCGACAATCGGAAGCGCATCGGTTCCACGGATGGACTCTGGAAGGAACTCCTTCGGCGTCTCGGCCTTCTTCTCGGCTTTCTGCTTCTTCGGTTTCCGGCGCACCTTGACGCCGAGGGAGAGGACTTCGTCGATGCTAGGCATCTGAAGCCTTGTGCATGTCGATCGCCTCGATGAGACCTTCCGTGTACCCCTGCCATCCACGACACCACTTCGACCGGCACGAGCAAAGGTCGCCGCGTGCGATGCCCCACCACGGACAGAGGCGCGTCCGTCGATGAGAGAGTGCGTAGGTGACACTGTGCGGCCGCGCGGCCTTGAGAGCGCGACGGGCCGGCCTCTTCCCATGCGCGTACGGCGGATAGGGCGACGAGCCGCCAGCTCGGCCCATCCCGCGCACCAACACCTCATCGCGGCGCCACCAGCGACGATCGCGCGCGTCGTGTCGAGCCTCGATGCGCTCGCGTTTGCTGCGTCTCACGCCTTCACCTTACACCTTGCGCAGAAGTCCTGCCTCATGCCTGACGGACTGTCCTTTTCGTGGACCTTACGCCATCCAGGCACGGCCTTCCCGTCCAGAAACCATGACGGCGGCGGACCGTTCCGGCCGATGATGCGAGCGGTGCCGCAGTTGTCGCAAATGATTCGCGGATCGCCATCGGCGATGCCGAGTCCACCAAGGGCAGCCGTACCAGTTCTGTACGTCACGACTTCGCCTCGCCTTCGGTTGCTGCGTTGGTCGGGGCGGGAGGATAGGGTGCTAGCATCGTAGACGTGCCGTTAGCCAGTTCTTGTATCCGCTCAAAATCGAGAGCGCTGTATGGCAATTCGTCCGATCGTTTGATGGCGCCAGCGCAGTACGATTCGATGCACGAGAGCAGATGATCCGACCTCGATGCTTGCTCTACCGCCGCGTCCCTGTCTGCCGCGAGTTGCGCGCTGACCTTCTCGGCGACGACGAGTAGCGCCTCCGAAATGGATCGCAGACGCTCCGCCGCGCCCCTGTCGCGCTCGGCGGCGGCGAGCCTCGATTCAATCTCGCGCAGCTCGCGAACGCGTTGCAGATAGTTGATCGTCGACGTCGGTTGACCCTCGACGGTGCCGCCAGCCTCGTGAACGACGGCGACCTCGATAGCGTGCGCGGCTGCCGTGAACTCGGCGATCTGGCTGGTGAGGGCGTCGACCATTTCCATAATGAAACGGAGCGTCGGCACCCGAATCATGATGCCGGTGGCGCGGATATCTAGTCCTTCGGCCAGCGTCTCGCGCACATCGTCCATAAGTTTGGCATCCGCATCCACCCCCTTCACCTCGCTCGTCATCGGGGCTCCTTTGCGGCGTTCACCTTCGCGTCGATCGCGTCGAGGATTGGTCCGATGCTGTCGATGTAGTCGACGGTGCCGACGTAGGACGCGATCTGGTCAAGCCGTCGCAGAGACAAGTCGAGCGCCTGGTCGCGCCCTATGGCATCGCGCTTCAGCGTGGCCAGTTCCTCCGCCTGCGCGTCGACGAGGGCGAGTTTTTCGGTGAGGGCATCGATGGTCGCGAGCAGTCTCCGCGCGTCTCCGACGCAGCTTCCGGGCGTAACGTAGTGGTCCGTCTCGTACCACGGGCGGAGCGTTGCAACCTCGCTCGCGGTCAGCGGCCTCGTCTCGCCTGTCATTGGCCCCTCGCTTTGAAGTCTGTCTTTGCCAGGAACGCGCGAGCCGCCTCGGCCGTCGCGCATGCCTCAGCGGTGCTGTAGTAATTACTGCCGCTCAATCCACCGAGGAGCGCTGAACGCAGGATCGCGCGGGCCTCGTCGGTCTCGGCAGCCGCGTTGATTTCGTGCTGCTCTGCACGTTGCAGCGCGACCCGAAGATGATTGTTCGCAGCCGCCTGCGCGTCGAGCGCATCAAGCAGCGCGATTGCTGTCGTGCCGCTCATGGTGACGTCGTGCCATCCGGCGCCGCGTCGGTCGTTGATGCTTTTTCTCAGCGCGGCGATGTCTAGGGGCGGGGTCATGGCGACACCGCGGCTTGCTCGATCTCTTCACCGTCATCGTCATCGTCATCGTCATCGTCATAGACGGGACACTTCCGACCGTAGACGCGCAGATATCGATCGTTGGATTCCGGCACCTCCGCGAATCGAGTCTCGACGCCACCCTCGTAGGTCGCCTCGTACTCCCAGCCGCCCTCGTCGATCGACTCTACGTCGAACCGTGCGAGCGGATACATCGCGGCGAGCTTGGCGAAGATCGGACGCGGCACACCGTTCGCCGTTTGAAACGTGAACATGAACCGACGCGAATCAACGCCGCGATCGATGCGTTCCTTACGATCGTCGGGCATCAATTCGTCGAGCGATACGCGGCTCCATTCGTAGTTCCACGTTCCTCCGCGTTGAACGACGAGCATTTGGCCGTTACTATGGCGCGGACGCTCGATGACCAATAATTCTTCGCGATCGGATTTCCTAAGCACAACCATCGCTTCGACAGGCGGCCAGATGTTCGGTTGTGTCATCTCTTCCTCGGTTCAACAGGCACGACGCGGGCGAACTTTCGGTCCTGCGGAGCATAGTTGCCGTCGATTGCGTCCTGCGCAAGTTCACGCGTCAGGAAAGTCTCGCCGACGCCTGGGAACCAGACGCGTTGCCAGCCGCCTTCGCAGCCGCGCGGGGAGACGCGGAGCTCGACTGCGAAGGATGTCACTTTGCCATCGCGCGGACGACGGCGACGATCCCACGCGCTGCACGAATGCAGTCGTCCTCGAACGAGAACGACTCGTCACGACCGACCGCTTTGCCATACGCGTCGCCCAGCATGTCGAAATCATCGGTAACGCGCGCGGGCTCGGAGGCGGCAGCGACCTCGACACTCCGCAAGTTCCTGGCGCAGACGAGTCCGGTGCCCCCGTCGTCCCACCTGATTCGGTGCGTGCTCTTCGGGTCCGCGTCGTCGAGTAAGGTCCCAATCGCGCCGGGCGTGCGCTGGTCTCCGATGAGGTACTGCACGCGGTCGCCGACCTTGAACGCCACCTTCCACGCGTCAGGCTTCGGCGGCGCATGCGGCTCGTGACGCTCGTTCGGGCGCAGCGGCGCGTCGCACTTCGGGCCGGCGCACGGTCCAGCGTGAGCCGTGATGTCAACACGCTTCGCCACGGTCGGAGCGGCGGCAGTTGTTGCAGGCTGTGCAACGACTGGGGCGGATTCGGCGGCGGCCCTGTCGACATGCACGCACTGGATGACCGTTTCGAGCAGCGTCCCGAGCCGGTAGTGATTGGTTGGCTTGTCGCGACCCTCATAAACGAAGTCTGCGACCCTCAGCGCCACCTTCACCGTCTCCACCGAGTGCCCCCCATACGCCGCGCGGAGGGCGGAGAGTTCGTCGAAGTAGACACAACGGGCTCGATTCTCTTCGCGCCAGGCATAGTTCGCGGCGGCGAGGAGCTTGGTGAGCCGCTCGACCTCCGCCCTCGCCTCGTCGCGATCTTTGAACGCCCGCGCGAGGTCGTCGTTCAGCGCTGCGACGCGGGCGTTGTGGCCGGCGGCGACCTTCTCTTCGCTGGCGAGGGCAGAGCGCAGGCGGTCGCGCTCGGAGATGGCGGCAGCCAGAGCGGTGGATGAGGGAGGCTTTCTGAGGACGCGGACGAGGCGGCAGCCGAGAGAGCCGTCCTCTGAAACGTATGCGCGAATACGCTCAGCGTCAGCCCGACTCATCGGTTGCGTCTTCTTCTTGAAGACGCAGGACTCATCGAATTGCCAGTTGTCGCCGGCAGTGTCCACGACGCGGAAGCCCAAGGTACGGGCATCTCGGTCTGCGAGCTGGGCGGGGGTGAGTTTATTCATGTTCTGAGTTCCTTATGCGCGGCGGCGGCGAGAATTGGAGGAGACCGAGCCGTACCCGTAGCCGTTCCCGTTCCCGTCCCCGTACCCGTTCCCGTCCCCGTCCCCGTTCCCGTTCCCGTTCCCGTACCCGTACCCGCTCCCGTACCCGTTCCCGTACCCGTCCCCGTTCCAGTACCCGTACCCGTTCCCGTTCCCGTTCCCGTACCCGTACCCGTACCCGCTCCCGTTCCCGTACGGTCCGGTAGCGGTTTGCGATTTGTCGGACTTCGGCATCACAGGCCCCAGGCGTCGTCGACCCAGACGCGTGAGATTTCGGCGTCTGCCGGCATGTCCCAATTCGGCAAAGGCTTGATGTTGACCTTGCCGCCCTTCGGGCTCGCGATCATGCCGTCAAAGCCGATGTTTTCCCACGAGCGGACGTGAAGGACGCGGGCGAGTTTGATGCGGCCATCCGCTTCGCTCGTGACATCGCCGGCAACGACCCAGCCACGGTCGACGATGAAGACGGCGCGCTTGCCAGGAATCGGTTTCGGCGCGGCAGCAACGACGCTGTCTGCGCGGATGTACTTGACGTTGTTGATGGTGACGGTTTCCAAGATCGTGTCGGACAT